CACCAGTAACGCCACCACCACCACCACCACCACCACCGCCACCACCGCCACCACCGCCACCACCGCCACCACCAGAGCCAGAGCCTCAACCTCCCGCTCCACCTCCAGCCACATTGATTTCGTATGACGAATTAATAAATTCGCCAACAACTGTCGTTCCGGGCTATAACAATACTGATTCTCATTTCGGAATAAAAAAACATGTATCTATAGTAAATTATGAACTATTACGTGATAGTTTTCCAGAGTTATACGCAAATGACGTATCTTTTAATATATGGACTATTAGATTTGTAACCGAGTGGTGGAAAGATCCTCCAGAATTAGTGGTTGTAAAGAAAAAGAAGGAAATCGATGGGGGTGGATATGAGAGATATAGATTAATAGATGGAAAATGGACCCAAGTAGATGAATAGCGAAAATAATTATGACAAAATTTAATAAAAAGTTTCCATTAGGACAATATGGAATAGTTCCAGATTCTGGATACTTCGCACTAGATCCACAATTCAGTGGTGTTAGAAATCTTCCCGCAAACGCAGCATTTGTTTCGTCTGGTTCTTTTCCATCATCATTTTCTAACGCCACCTATGATTCATACGTACAGCAGACTTTCTTAGGAGCAACTATCTTAGATTTTTCAATATCTGCTGGATATGGAGACACAGCATCTCAATTGTCAGTTAGTGTTGTAAATGATGAATATAATAATTCTGACGGTACTCCACTTGGCAGTGGTGCTGATGTGTATCATTCTGGAAGTGGTGATAAATTCAATCCGCCGCCAATAGGCAGTCCAGTATTTTTTACTTTTGGTAAGGGCAACTTAGTTCCGGTTGAAAATATATATCAGTGGCAAAGCAGTGGATTGCCATATATGGATAACTGGATGTCTAGTATGGGATTGTATTTTGAACCCCCAAATGAAAGTGGTAGATATCACTTTGCGTTTGGTGGAATATTACAAGGATGGACTCAGAATAGAAATATAAACGGTTTTACATTCAATGTTAATGTTGTTGATCCAAGGCAAATTTTATCTAGCGTTAAATTAATACTTAATAACTACGCAGAGGGAACTTATAGAACAGAAAATTTAATTAATGTATATGGATTTTTAGAACATAATCCTAGCACATCTCTATTAACCACACTTAGAGGTCATTATCCTGAGAGTGGTATATTAACTAAGTACTTTGTTGTTGGAGTGGATGGTCAATATACTGGTAAATTTACATATATGGGATCTCCTGTAAGCGGATTATATGATAACTATCATAAACCAAATTATCACGCAACTATTGCTAATGGTCTACCGAGAAATTTTCCAATAACTGGTACTGGGATGTCTAGACGCTCCGCTGTAGGAATACCATTTTATAGGATTATAGACTCTATTTCTGCCCAAATGAGATTATTTGGAGATCTGCCACAAGAATATATAGATAATGGTTTTGAAGTTTTCATACGATTCCGTGGATATAATTATATTATAGATTTTGGTAGTTTACCCACAGAGTATATTCCTAGATTATATTATGTTGACTTTGAAGAAGTTTCATTACTAGATTTTATGCAGGAAATTTGTGAAATTGTTAATCATGAATTATTTGTTTCATTACTTCCTGTTAACGGCCACCCAAGGTACCAATACATTAAAGCGTGGAACAAGCATTGCGCTGATAGTACAGATATAAACATAAAAAATAAAATAGTGGCTGGCATTATAAGGATTGATGCTATAGATAAAACACCAGCGCAAACATATGGAAGAATTGCTGAATACATTCGTAATTTAGATCAAGTATATAGAGACAATGGCACTTTAATAGATTGCAAAGCGACAAATTTAAGTGAAGAGGATCGCCAAAAATGTCTCGCAAAACAAACAGTGACAAGTTCTGATATCGGTTTTGAACTTACAGATGTTACAACAGAAAAATTCGTTGCTGGTGCCAATGAGGTAAATATGTATTTCTTTACTGGCAGTTGCGATAGAGATACATATCAATCTACATCACAGAGAGCATTATTACAAGCAAGACAATACACTCACGATGAAATGATTACTCAACAAATTCTTCCATATTATGGAATGTTAGGATTTGGTGAAAATTCTGCCGTAACAATACCAAGAGGATTTGGCGCATATCAACAAATATTATTAGATGCTACATCTTTAAACGTTAATGGTGTAGGAAGTTATTACGTTGCAACAGAAATGGAATTAAGATGTGCTATTGTATCTTTTGAGAGATGGAAAGAGTTCTTGTTAATGTATAACGACGTATACATGGAATCTGTTGAGGAAAACGATATTGTAGAAGGTGCTGCCCTTTTGGCTACACCTCAACGTGGTCAAGCGCTTAATCCAAATTTAAGTAATAATTACGCAGTTACTGTTCCAAGATGTATATTTGAGTCTGATAGAAACTATTTAGAAATTGATGGATTACCAGCTAGTCCTTGTTCGCCACCTTACGGCTATCCATTATATTATAAAAGAGCTATGAAAATAGGTATACCTGAAGGTGGTTTAACAAACGTAACAGCCAACTTAACACAGTTAGTAACTGACTTAGCTAAAATGAGACAAGAAGCTAGAGAAAATTTGAATAATAGTCAACAGATGCGCGGTAAAAATTGGCAACAGCAAATTACTTGGTGGAACGGCGCTTTTGATACAGCGCGTGATATTGTATCATCGGTATCTAAAAGTACAAGATCTGATGGCGTTATTGATTCTATACAATCAAGTTTTGCTACATTTTTTAATACTATGCGGACTTTAGACGATGATATAAACAATAGAAACTCTCCATATCGTGAACATATAGCTTTAATAGATGATACTATGACAAGCGCATCTAAAGCTATTAGCATTATGCCAAGACTAGCTAGAAAGCAAAATGAAAACGCCAAAAAGGTATATGATTTTGTAAAAAATATAGCAGAAGAATGTTTAGGTAAAAAATTTCTAGTAAAAATACCTAAATACGCTAATTCTTTTTATCAAGATAAAGTTGAATTTTCTTCTAATAATCAAGAGTATAGAATTACTAAGGGGCCATTTGGATTTAAACCTAGATTAATGAATAGCAATTTTGAAATTAATGGTGTTAGATATAATACCTTTAACCCATTACAATCTTTAATGGCACAATGCCCACCAATGAAGAGTTATCTAACTAGTGGTACTTATGATAATGTTCCTATTATTGGCTTATTGAAAGATGGAGCATTAAAATCTAACTATCAACCAATATCAGATACTATTGAGTTTAATTATGTTCCATCAACAGAGGGTGGATTTTTTGATTTTGATTTATACGACAACGTATTTAAGTCTAATGAAATGTTATATATGATGAATAATTATCCAGATAAAGTACCAAGCGGGGTAAGAAATCTCTTAGTACCACAAGATTTAACACCGTTTATTTCTGAAAATGGCAGAGTGTCAGCTTATGTTAGATTTGATTGGAGTAACTATCTAAGCTTAGAAGGATTTTCTGCAAACGATTATACGCAACAGTCTATATCTACTGATGGATTATTACAAGGAATGATGCCAGATATAGCTAATAACTTAGATAATGTAGGTCAAGATTTATCTTTTGCTGAGACTAAGGGGCTAGAAAGTGGAGTAAATATAACCAATTGGACTTGTGCGTTTGTTAAGTGTGACCTTAGTGATAAATTCTATATGCCACCAAAAGCAACTCGCAGACAAATCAAACGTTTTGCTAGAGAGGTAATTGATATAGGTACTTTTGCTAAACCTAGACAATTATTTAATGAAGAAACATGTGCGTATGAAAATAGTTTTTCTTACTATCTAGCAAAATACATTCCTAAACCAAACGATGTTGGTGAAATGATACCAGTAACTGATTTTATTAAAATATATGAACCTATTTTTTCTGGTAATTTAATAGATACAAGAAAAGAAAATTTGGATTACGATAATGTATATGCTTTAATTACTTTACCCGGTCGCCCCGTACCTCTAAAAGATATGAGATTTAGAGATGCTATGTATTTTAGTCAAAATCCAGTTAAGATGAAGCACATTTTAACTCAAGACATTATAAAAGACCCTACCAATATGCTAGGACTTCAATTGCCAGCATTTGTGAAAAAACCCACTAATATACTCAAAGATTATTGTTCAGGGTTTAGTGCTAATACTTTAACACAATCCTTTCACATGTACAAAGAAACAATGAAAGGAATGACATTTGGTTTGCCACAGAGAATGCATATTGCTGTTCCGTCGCCCGTCTATCCAGATTTAGTTTCGCTATCATTAGAGTCCAGAGAAAGATGTTACGGACCTTGGATTACAACATTAATGAATCCTGGTGACTTAACTCCACAATTGGCTCAAGAGTTTGGTCTTTCACAATATAGAAATATTGGGGGGAAGTTAGAATACATACGCGATGAGAATTTAGCACCTTGGAATTTTTTTGGTCACGACTTAATGAATGAGGCTGGTAGACTAAAAGCATCTTATGGAAATAGTCTAATGTTGCATTCTGAACGCGGTGGATTTGTTTATCCAGATGCTCCCAGTGGTATAAGTATTGGTAGAGCTTTAATGGAAAGTGGAGCATATGTAACAAGTATAGATGTAAGTGTCTCTACGGCTGGTGTACAAACAACAGTAAAACTGGATTCTTATACAGCACAATGGGGTAAATTAGACAGACAAAAAGAAATACAAATATCTCAAATAAGTCGTGAAAGACAAAAGTTAAGAGATACAAAAAACCAATTTATTAGAAGAGGAATTGGTAAGGCTCAAACTTCTGTAAATTATGGTAATATTATAGGTTCTTTAGAAAAGTCTATTAATGATTCTATGAATAGAACAAAGTATAAAATTGGCAGTATTCAAACACAAAGTCAAGATAGATATAGAACTTTACCAAACAATCCTTCTTCTACAATACAATTAAATAATCATCAATTTTATGTTGGAAATACTGACAATTTAGGTATAGTAGATGAACAACAGTTTTTCCAAGAATCTCAAAATGCTGTTATAGCACAAGAAAATCAACATGATATTATAGCAACTAGGAATCCGAATGCAAAAAATGGTGCTGTTAAAACTCAAATAGTCAATAATGAACATCGTCAATCACAATATAAAGTAGATAGTGACCTTGCTAGCGAACAAGGATGGACTACCCCAGTAATATCTTAGGAACATAAAATGAAAATTGGAATTCAAGCTCATGGTGAAAATGGCGCTCATTTATTTACTAATGATTCGCCAGAACTAGAATACGTTGGACTGTCTAGCTATAGCCTATATCAATTAAGTGGTATAGTTATGTCTAGCGCCGTTTTAAATCTTAAAGCTTCATCTAGAAATGTTATTTTTACAACTTTGATGGGTGAAACAGCGGATGGTGATGCAAAATATTTAAAATTTAATAAAGATACTGGTGGATTTTCAGAAGTACAAATACCTAAAGCTAGAATAAAAAATCTTATTGAGTGGCACGAATATTTTAATGAAAATCCTAGATATATATCTACTCCAACTGGTGGATTTACTAGAACAGAAGCTAAAGATCACCTAGTTGATATTTCTAATAGTTTATCTGGATGCTTAACATTTCTAGTTAGTGGTGCTAATATTCAGATTGATTATACTTTACCAGAAGGTAATGGTGGATGCCAAAAAGAATTTGCTACTTATATTAATTTACATTTCACTGCAAGGAATAATGACGATACTAATCAGATAGTACAGAAATTTCACTCAATGGCAGGCATACCAAGCACTTCAGCCGGTACTACATATAGCTGGACAGGCACTCAAAAAGCTACATCTGATAATCATCCCGGCGTTTTATCTCCAGTTCAAGATGGTGGTGAAGACAATACGGATAATATGATCGCTGCTCCTATCGCTAAATCTTATTGTTCTAATACTGGAAGGTGGGAATTTGGAACTCAGCAAATACTAGTAAAACTTTTAACTAATGTTGATCCTGTCGAAGAAACAGTTTTAGATGCAGAAACTTTTGATAATTTATCTTTTGAAGAATTATCCAATCCCGGTTCTGCATTTTATTTAAGCAATTACAAAACAGGTTACGCATCTCCAATATACCCGCAGAATAAAAATCCTAACCTTGCAATGCCAGCATTTGTTACTAAGTCTTGCGACAATAAAAATACAAAAGAAAAAATACAGGTTGTTAATAGAAGTACTAGACCATACGCTATTGGTGAAACCGCAAAAGCTTCATTAATATGTGGCGAGTGGTTATTATCACCACTGTCAGAGCCAAAACCACAAGTATTTACTCCAGTTATTAATAGGTGGCGCTTTCAAAAATTTATAGTTGATTCCGACAGTTATTTTAAAAACTATGCATACTATATGAATTTAGATTATGATGGTAAATTAAACAACCTCGAAGCAACACTTAGCAAGGACGTATCTCCAGAAACATATGAATTCAGTATGACAAGAATGTTTTTTATAGATATGTCTACTGTTACAAGCTTTGGCGGTCCCGCTCACTTAAATACCGTCAACAACAAGACGAAAATAGCTAAAGCGAATTTAAATGCTGACAAGTCATTAGAAACATTACGATCTTGGACAGATGGTGAATGGAATGATTATACTATTCCAAATAAGCTTGAAGAATTTAATAAAGGTAGTATTATTATACCATCAGATAGGTATTGGCAAAGTACTGCGGCAGATCAATTGGGGGATTGGATGGGTGGCAATGGTCCTTATAATATTATTGGTAGAACTAATATTGCGGTAAATAATAACCCTAGCGAGGAAGATAAAGATAGTTGGGCGTATAAGTTTAATCACTTTTGGGGACCAGTATTTAATGCTGGATATGATCCTAGTAAAATTGCTAGTATAAAAGATGGACAAGTATTTTTCAAATCTCATAAAAATAATTCTAAATATTTTAGTTCTTCTCCATCTCTATCTCTTGTATCAATACCACCAATTAATGATAATACTGTAGAAAAAAACATACAATATGACAGCGGTAGATTTATGTTTGCTGATAGTCAAGATAGCAATTGGTCACAATTTCCAGCAGAAATGGCTCTTTTGGGTGGCCCTAATGCTAAGAATGGTGGGCCACAAGAGTGTTTTAATATAATTAGAAGTGGAATTTCACCCATATGCTCTGGCACTAGTAGTACTAGTCAAGCCAATAACTTTTATTCTTTAATGGGAACTGTTATGGGCTTGGATGCTAATGGTATTCCAGATCGTTGGGATTGGTTATATATTGATGACGATAATGAGGACGATCCCCTCGTAAATGATCTTTATGACTTAAAACCTAATACTTTGCAGTTAACCTTCATGCCCTTATCGGCTGAAATGGTTGGTAGTTCAGATAAGTTTTCGCAAAGTTTGTTGGAAGTTACTCTTGGTAGTAGAGGCGATTTAAATCCAAGTATTAATATCTTAAGAAGATTATACATGACAGCTAGAGGTTTTGACGGCAATTTAGATTTAATTGCTGGTTTTGAGGCTGGATCTTTTTATAAATCCAAGTTTCCCTTTTTGAAAGAGGATTTCTGGTTAACTGGAACGGGTACTGATCAAACCTCAACATTACCTCATGTTTGGGGAACAAAGTTTTTCGAAAGAGAAAAGCAGCAAAATTTTAATAGCTTCAGATTAATGAAATCTTATAGTAATAGTAGTTCAGTAACAAGAATTTATGATGTTATTCCATACGATTATGCCGTGAAGCAAACTGCTGGTCATTCTGCCGGAAGTCCTGGCATTTGGTATGCAAGCAGTCTACTTAACCAAGATGACGATTTTAGGAAAACTGGCGGATCTAAGGGCAATGCTGACTGTGTTGGTGTTATATGTGCTAAAGTTAGTATGTCTTGGAATCAATCGTCTATACCAATTAAAATTTCAGAAAGATTTGGCTTAAACGGCGTGGGCGTTACATTGACACCAACTGCTAATAATATGGTAACTTTTGGTATATTTGGACTAGTTAATCTACCAACCATTGGTCAATCAACAAGGGTAACAGAGCCACAATGGGGTAGCACAAGAGATAGCGTTGATGGTTTGTATAGTTTTGCAACAAATGCTTTATATGCTAGAGTTTTTACACAGTGGCCTGAGAAGCAAACATTATTTGATGGTAGATATTTTGGAGTATTACATTTTCTACCGGGAGCTTTAAGTGGTCACGTTAATATAGACACAGAGATAAAAGATACTGGTATTACGCCTACTGGTACTTGGACTCCTTCGGTTGGCAGAACTAGCGCTTACGCTAGCCAGAGAACAGCCACTTTGCCACCCTATCAGCGCGCAGTTGATAAAATAACATCAGCAGTAGATTTTAGAATTCCAACATATGCCCATCCTAAAACTCCTTCCTCTGATAATATAATCTGTAGTGTCGGAACTAGTGACAGTATTGTTGATAGATGTGGCCCAGGTAGTAAAGTATTGCGCCCAGAGTCAGAGTGGCGAGTTAATCCTATTAGAAGGGGCCAGATGTTTGCTGTAGGAGCTAATACTCAGCGCGTATTTAGATATTTTAAGCGCGTAATAGGTGTTAGTAAAAATGTAACTCACTGGAAGTATGCACGTAAAGTTGATTCTAATGGAAGTACTGTTACGGGAGCTAGCGCCGATGATGGTCAAGGCAAAGATTATTCAGTAAAAGATATAATAGGCATAACTGGTGGGGCTGGAGATGGTGCAAAAATAGAAATTACATCCGTTGACACTACTGGTAAAGTTACCGGATTTATAGTTATTGATCAAGGAGAAGGTTATTTACCAGCCAATTTTAAGGATACTAGTTGGGATTCTGCTCTTGATAGAAAAGAAGACCCGTTAACAGTTCTTACTTCTATAAATATAAAAGTAAGAAATGCTAAAGCTACTGGATTAAAAGTTGGACCTATTGTTGGTGAAGTCTATGATAGATTGATGGAAGATAAGGGTCCATTAGAAGTTTGTAAAACGACAAGATTATCAACACCAAGTGCTGCTGGAGAAAATGGTATAATTCAGACAAATAGAACTACGCAACTTCCTATCAGTGCCTCAACTGGAGTCAAGCCTAATTATGATTTATTTTTTCATTATCATAATGATATAGGACATACTTTATCTGCTTGGAGAGAGTGGAGCGCACAAAAGGATAATACTAATGGCTTGGCTCAATATTGTTCAATCAATATTGGATAATGTGTATAATACAATGTATTTTACGTACAAAGGAGACAAATTATGGCTGAAATATTGTTTTTTGCTAATGAAGTAGGATCAAATGGAGACTATCAGATAGCCCACACGGCTGGCTCTGGACTTGGATTCTACGGCTTGACATATGGCGCATCTGTACCAATTGGTAATCAACAATCTACAACATTCGTTACTAATTCTAATGGTACATCAACAGAGAGAATAGAGCTAAACAATACTGCTAAAGTTTCTGTGGGTAATACAACTACTCCCGGCCGCGTTGTAATAAATAGATCTTCTGAAGTAGCTTTAAATAATCTTCCAAACAATAAATGTCCTCTAAATGTTAGATTTGTGCATAATGAGTCTGTTAGAGTACAAAATTGTAAGTTAAGAATATTCGATAGAAACAATATTAATAGTCATGCTTCTGGCGTAACAACATACGTATACGAAGCCAGACATCCATCCCCAGATCAAGGCGTGAATAATCTTGCATATCGCGGAAGAACAGCAAATACGTGGGTTGAATTTGACCCAACTGATGGTGGATCTCCAGTAGATATGTTATTTACAGATTCTCCAGGCATGAGTGGTAAAAATACTTCTCCCCAAGATACAAATATATCGTTAGGATATACAACTACTCAGGGTGCTGCCCATTCTTCACTTAGGCATGATTGGTATTTAGCCCTAAGTTCTGAGCCACAAAGCATAGGAAGTAAAACAAATTACGGACTCTATTTCACCGTAGAGTATCTATAAAAATACTCGTAGCAAAATTTCTTCTGCTACGAGTACCAAACTAACAACAACGATCACTCTGATTGTTCAGTCTTTGGGTTCCACTTAACCCATCCATTGTCAGGTAGCCACTTGCCCTCAGAGTCTTTTCTCTTTGGGAAAAGTCCTCCACCCTTCTTATTTACCCCAAATGACAATCTAGCTCCGCAGTCTAAACATCGTAGTTCATAGTATAGATTATCATCTACAGTCCTAACTACAAACCTTAGATTTTCAGAACTACACTTTCCGCAGACGCTCTCATCAAATACTTCTTGAAATTTAGATAGTGACTCAAAAACATCTTTTTGTGATTCACCCTCAATTTCTACCTTAAGCCTATTATTCTTTGTAGTATATGTAACTTTCATGCATTTCTCCAATCTTCGTTATAGCCTAATAAATCACTCGGAATCGTATTTTTATCTCTCTGATATTCATTCAATTGATCTATAATATCACTTGCTATCTTCTTTGATATTTTTCTATTGTTATCCACCTTGAATACATCCTTGAATAACTTTGATCCATTGATATTTAACTGCTTGCACTTAACGTCTATGAAATTATACTGAGCATCACTCATTCTACCTTGGTCATCATAATCTCCGCTCGTTGACGTTTTCTGCTTAGATATATCACGAACTATTTTAGCAGTATCTTTCTTGGTTAATTCTTCTGCCGCAACACCCTTGATCTTAAGTGCTTTCCTTAATGCTCTAGCTTCTGCTCTTGTGCTTGCAATGGCAACAGCATACGCACAAAACATATCATCTGTATTGCCCTCCCAAGCGTCAGCAACCTCTGAATAGGTAGACCCGTTAGCGAATGTTACTGTAAATACCACCGTGGCTCTTCCGTGATGATCTGGCGTTTGAACTGGAAAGACCTGTGTAGGCCCGCTAAAAACAACTTGGCCTATTACAAGCTCTGCTACGCGCCTTAAACCCGCAACTAGAGGATGACCATCAACAAGTTCGTCCTCACTAAAAAGCTGCATCGCAAATTCGTGCCACTCCTTAGATAGCATACTTGGAGCATCAGTTAGTACTACATTCTTAACGGACGTATCTGTATTAGAAGGTGTTTGTAGTTCTTCAACTTGTTCGAACAAATTTTCATCTGTCATTAGTTTCCCTTTCATAATTCAATTTCAATATAGCGATTAGATTCCTCTGGATAATTATCCTCAATATTCTTGAGTACGCTTAATAGAGATTGCTTTAGCTTGTCTTTATTAGCATACGTTAGATTGTAGTTAAGGTGCTTGATCCTTATCATAACAAAACCTTTACCTAAAACAAGCCCATTTTTTTCCATGTCAGACTTGATTTGTTTTCTTAACTTTTCTTCACCCCATATAGGCTCAAAGTGAGAAGGCCCGTCTACCTCTATTATAGCCTTGAGTGCAGGAATGTACATATCCACTTCCAGCTTATTGCCCGTCACAAGATTGTCAATATGGTATAGAGCATTGTATCCATTTTGTTTTAATATTGATCTCAGATATTTTTCTAACTTCGATCCCTCTTTACTTGCACGTTGTATTTCTACTAATGCTCTTTGACGCATTTTTTCTTTATCTATATCAGATAAATTATTCCATCTTTCACGCGCCTTATTGCATCGTTCTTCATATTTTTCTGAAGTTATATCTTCCCAACTTTTACTCAATCCTTTACTGATTTTTAATTTTTCTACATCAGTTCTTTTTCTACCAAGGGTTGGTATTACAGAAATTCCCTTTTCTAATGCAATTTTTTGAGCTTCGCTCTTATCTCTAAGTTCTATACCTAGTTTCTTGAGCCTTCTCCTAACTTTATTAGGATATGTATTAAGAATCCTAGATATTTCATAAGGACTATTACCTTCATTATACAGTTTAATCAAGTCACTATCTATTATCATAAACCACCTTTACTAGTCCAACTAAATCTTGACAAGGTTCTAGAGACTCATAACCAGTTAATCTGTGAAACTCTTTCTTATGCTCTTCTGTACTTGGGATAATCTTACATCCCCTATTGACAACATTAAATAGTGATAGGGTATTTCTAATATTTGCTGGTTCATAATACAAAAATGTCGTGAACTTATTAATTATTTTGTCCGTTTTTAACCATGAGTCTTCAGAAAAAACAATTAAGTTACCAGTAAATGACCATAGTTCAGTAGAATTGAAAAGGGCAACATCGTAACCAAAAGGAAATGGTCCGACATTATCATAAAATATAGATATGTTTGATAGATACTTTTTATTTATTTGCGTTTCAGTCACCACCTTGTTAACTAATTCTTGATCTTGCAGATTGTTTATGTAAAATCCTATGTTCATAGATATTCTTCTCCAAATGTTACTAATTCTTTAATATGGTTATTCTTTACATAATCCTTGTATTTTTTGACTTTTTCTATATCGTCATAAATTAAAGGATCTATCTCTATTCCATCATAAATTTCTAACGGTGTGTCAATTTCACAAAAATCTAAATTGTTAACAACTGGATCATAGCGTGAGTTTATATACGGTATTGGGTATTTGTATTCATGAAATTCAAAGTGTTTATACCAAAGTTGTTTGAGGGCATAAAACTTTTTATTAATCGCCTGTAAATGTATAAATCCAATATCTTTTGTCTGTTTGGTGGGTAGATTTATATTTGGCGTTCTTGGCGTATGCATCAACATATTACAATTATATCTATCTGTTTGATTCATTGGAGCTATAAAAGACTTATAATTGCTATGATAGCAAGGATCATTTCTCACTTTACTTATGCCCCCAACGACGTTAAACCAAAAGCATTGTAAATTATAATCTAAGTTTTCTAATAGTATTGATCTTAAATTTTTTTGAAAATTGGATGATAACAATTCATCAGCGTCTATACAAATAGATACATCAGCTTTATTATCTCTAGAATATTCTAACATTCTATTTCTAATATATGTTTCATTAAAAAATTCTAATTTGTCATTTATAATTATTGACTTATCTCCAAGTTCACGATTGATTATATCTAACGAGTCATCGGTTGAATTATCATTATAAAAAATCCACTTATCAATATCATAATCCTTCCAATACTTAATTACTTCATTCAAGATTATGGCTTCATTTTTAAATGTAACATTTGCATGAATAATCATTAGTTTTCCAATCTATATCTCTTGTGTTACTGAATTTAGAGTAAGTCTTTATTTGCCCAAAAAAAACTTTCTATTGTATATTGATTTGGCGTTCTACTTTGACATATTAGAGGCATATTTGTTGTTCCATGTATTTTTCCATTTTTCATATCAACTAAATATTTATTTCTAAACATAAATTGTCTATTAAAAGTTGAATATTTACCATAAACAGTCTGCATATTCTTACAAGCTCCATTATATTCGATATGATTTATGACATTATCTATCTGTATTGATGGAAACTCTTTATTATATTTTTCTCCCCATCTAAATTCCATATCTCCATCCTCTTCTCCAATTCCCAAGAATCTCTCGTCAAACCAACCTAATTCGTTTATAATAGCCCTATCTACAAAATAGTGACTCCAACTTCCATTAATTTTAAATGTGTTATTATGATTATGATTTTCTAGATCATCAAAGAACTTTTCGCTTGTAATAGAGATGTCATCGTTTAATATGAGCATTTTATCACAAGGAGAATGTATAAGCAGTGTATTCCAAAGCTTAGATAATCCCCTAAACACAGGGAATATAATTGGGAATACTTTATTTACTTTTGAGCAATAGTCTAAAATATTTGCTCTGTATTCTTCGTTAAAATTTTCTTTATAATTTCCATTAATGGTGACAACAATAGGAATATCTGGTCTATATTCTTTGATGCTATTAACCAGTTTAACGAAATAACTATTGAATCTATAATCATAAGTTGTTATACCAATACAATATTTAGTCATTTGTAATTTTTTCTGTAGGAAAACCCAAAGCCTTTCTCTTATTATATACCTCTCCATCTCTTCCAGAAAAGAATAAAGTCTTTTTTGCAGAGAAATCTAGATCTCCAGAATTAATATTACCTTCTCTAGAATAATGTTCATGCTTTATAATGATATCTGGCAAGTACTTTACTTTGCTCAAAGCCTTGACAACTTCTGTGAATTCATTATCACAATATAGACTTTTATAGTCTGGATGATATATATAACCAAAATAATCGTATAATTTTTTGCCTAGTATAGACAGTGTGATCAAATTGTTTTCCGTATACCCATCATTAAAATGCAAAGCTCCATCCAGATTTGGGAAGTATTCTTGCATAGCACAACATATGTATTCATCCCACTTGTCAACCACTGGTATCATATCATCAGAAGCACATAATACAACGTCAAAATCTACATCAATTTTATCGTTTATAGCACTTATTTTGTTGGACTTTTCTAAGTAGTTAATTCTATATGTGGCTTTATTGATTACGCTTTTGATTGACTGCCTTGTAGAATCATTATTCATCGATCCATCATCTATATCACAGTTGATATTAAAAAATATATCATTGTGATCACCGCACAAATTATCATATTTTGCTATACAGTTTAAGAACTTTTCTTTTCTGCACAGCGTGGGAAATTGTACTAATAATTTCATAGTGTTTCTATCTTAGTTGCAATCTCATGGTTAAAATTTGAAAATATCGCTTTTACTCTATTCGCACCCGTATGCTTATTCTTAATGTGTTCCTGTATATCTTTCCACTGGTAATCTTCTTTATTATTAATATCAAAAGTATTTTCTGATTTAGTTATATTTTTAATAGCCTGCTTAATCTTTTCATTATTTGTCTGGTAATACGTTGGCACTCCATGATATAAGCTAGTATAAAAAGCTTGAGACACTATATTACTATCATCATAAATGGCAAAATTTCTATATTTAGTACATAGAGTTGGTACTTCTAATATAGTACTCTTTATGTCGGAGTTTTGCGATGTTCCAATGATGTGATATGTTGAAAAATCAGAAGGAACTTTTACTTCTTTGTTTATACTATAGCAACCTAGATCTATCTTGTATTCAGGAATTTGATTAATAATTGGGTTATATGGATCAAAACCTAATGGTATATATTGTAGATTGATTTTTGACTTTAGATTTTTGTTTATCTCATTAGTATATAATAGTGGGCAATTAATATTTTGATCTTTGACAAGATTATTGATATTGTTTATGACATCTTGATTGAGTCCAGTTACATTAAATACGCACTCTATATTCTTGTTACTGGATATATATTCTACAGTATCTTTTTTCAAGAATGAAGCATGTGTAAAAAATACATCTGGTTTTACGGTATCAAAAATATCATATGCACTTATATTATTCTTCCAATATGCTGCACTACACCCACTAATTCTATTTATAGTTTCTGTAATATACATAGACTCAGTACTAAATGCTGTGACATAATTTTGTACAATAGCCTTCATTAAATTCCTCCAAAATTATTGATAAAGTGTGTGTGTAGTTTGTGTTTCTTTAATTCTATTAGATCGTTTAGTGCTTCGAATATAAACTTTTTCTTATAAGCTTTACTAGATACTATGCTTCTTAATGTATTTATGCTATGTATATTATTTATCCAAAACACTTCCATCCATGAGTTATTTAGACCAAACCCTAAGTGGTCTAAGTTTTGTTTCTCATTAGATATTACTCCAACTTCGAATCTTTGGTCTAGTGGCCCAATAATAATTCCAGATTTAGAAAAGTCTATTTTTGAAAGATTGTGAAGCGGAAATAAGGTTCCCCCTTTAATAACAACCACTCTGTCGTTATTTATGTTATTTAGGCACAATCTAAGACTCTCTGAATCATTAGTATCATTAGCAGAGTAATTTTCTACAAATCTTATATTCTTTGAGCTATGTGTTTCTTTAATGTGACTCAATAAATCATGCTGTTCGTTATTTATCGATATGATAATCTCTGTCATCTTGAAGTTTTCTAGTATATATGATAGCTGTATATCAATTATAGACTTGTTCTTTACAGTAGATAAATATGAGATATTTGTAGATTTTTTATCTCTATTTATTTTATCTGCTAGAATAATGACGCTAATGAGACGATCCTTAGTAACGTTCTCATTTTTTATTATATGTATGTGTTTTTTTGTTACACTCATAGTTTTTTGTAATATCCTACATCTTTAGATATTTGTATGAAATTGTCTAATGAAATCCAGTAACTTGGGCATGTATTAAGATAATCCCTAAAGCCTTTGGTTAGAGCAAATACATTCTTGTCCGCTTCAATGACAGAAAGTTTTTCCATTTTACTAGTTACTAAATCATTTATAGTGTGCAGAATAGACAAATCAAATAGATTTATATCAGTCACAGTGTAATATAGAAAATTATTAGCTATATCGTGTTTCATGACTTGTCTAACAAATGAATTGAACGAATCATCTACATAGTTCATTGTAATAGTTTTAATCGGCACACTTGTAAGCTTATGAAATAAATACAACACATTATGTATATTCTTAGAAGTTACTGCGCTGGCTAATACTATAGTCAACTTAGATGTTTCATAGTTAGATGAAATTATTCTGTCGAAGATTTTATCAGCAATTTCTTTGGTCATATTGTTTGTATCTATTATAATACCAAAAGTCAATGCCACTTCCTTTAATACTAAACTAGTATCTAATACGCCATTGTTCCATTCTTGATTTCTATAACCATTACATATTCTAGTTATGATATATGATTTTTTTTCTTCTTGTTGAAGTTCATACGCTTCATTTCTTGCTATAAAATGATCTAATCGCTTTATTGCGCAATCAGTTTGCTCATTGTTTTTATAAATTGCACAAATGCAATCTAAGCAGTTAGTTTGATAACGCTTTTCTTCTTGACGAGATTTCATAATATATGTCCTTCATGGTAATTTTTTCTACTGTTATTCCAGACGATTTAAGTATGTGTCGTATTTCCGACAAGTCAGATATGAAGACTTTATCTTCTATGATATTAGCATATTGTTCCATATTGATATTTCCACTTAGTACATACTGTGATAAAGTGCGCAAATCTATTCCACTTAACACTAATTTGCACCCATATCGCATCTTAGAAAGTATGGAGTTAAATGCTTCAGATAAGTCAGCCAGCTTAATTTTTTCAAGCCCATCGATAAAGATAATTTCTTCACATGAATTATTAGATATATCTTCAAGGTTAAACTTCCCATTATTTACTGCTATTGTTTCATAGCCACTTATATTTTTACCTACATCGCTCGTAATATATAGTTTCATGTTTGTTCCTCATAAGTTTCATCAAATACATTATTCCAACTGCTTATAAATGCTGATAAAGAAAATCTATTTTCAATAGTTTGTCTAGCATTGTTTCCAATAGTATTTCTTAATTCTTTGTCTGCTAATAGCTTAACGATATATGATCTTAGTTCAGATTCATCGTTAGATATAAATCCATTTACGCCATTATCTATGATTTCTGGAATCATACATGTCGCAGTAGATACAACTGCACAGCCACAAGACATTGCCTCTAACAATGACATGGGTATAGGACTTAGTGTAGAAGTGTTGAGATACACTCCACACTCATTATACGCTTTGACAAGCTCTTCTGTATCCTTTGCTGGTTGGGATAAGCCTTTAGTATCTCCAATCAGTTTAGCGAATAATCCACTTGTTATTCTTTCCCACCCAGAATAATTAAGACAATAGTCTCTCTTTATAAAATCATTAGCTACTGTAAGTGTATGATCCTGTTTTACAGAATTGTTATCCTTAAATGTCTCTGTATCTAAGCCATGATGTATTATCTTTGTGTTATATGTAATACCCCAAGCGTTTTTAGAATATTCAGATATAAATACATTTTTGTTGCCAATCATCTGCCTCATTTGATCAAATTGTTCTTTACTAATAGTCTGTGGCGTTGGCACGGTGTGTTCTAAAACGATAATGGGCAACTGTAGCCTCTCGTTTATTTGTTGAGCCACTTGATACTGCCAGAATTTACTTTGAACTAATATAAAGTCAAAATCAAGATAACTTGAAACTTCATTTTCTGGTAAAATGTGATAATTGGCTGGAACATCCACCTGTTCCTTATTCCATTTTTTGCTTCCCTTAAGATGGAATGAATAAAACTCATGCCCAGTTTTACATAGCTGAGTCTCATACCTTTCGTGCGTAGGGAATGTTAATATCCTATACTTCTCTGGCTTTGCACTATTAGCCAGACTAATTATCTTGCCTAATTTACTCATTGATATAATCCTTAATAAGTTTTCCAATATTTTCATATGAGAACTTTTTACCTTGCTCAAAACCACAGTCTTTATTGATATTATCTCTATTCTCATAGTAATATCTCATTGCGGCTTTTATTTCTCTTTCGCTAGGAACAAACCACTCTTCTTTTCCTGTAAAGATAAAATCAAAAGCTGCATCTTGTTGGCAACAGACCGAATAAACACCATTGACTAATGTGCCACAATTTTTATCATTACTTATGTATTCTTTTGGGCCACCTTCATTGCAAGCAATTGGGGTATTTCCAAAACACATTGCGTCAAATGTAGGTATAGACCACGCTTCTCCGTGCGATACGTTTATAAAGCAATTACATGAACTGTGAAGGCTTAAGATTTGTTCTTCTTTAAGCGAACCACATATAATAATCTCTTGCTTGTATCTATTTAGATCTTTATGTATTCTTAACTTCTTTTTTATATCAGAACAAAATTCGTTTACATATCTAAAAAGTACTTCGTCACTAACGCCATACTTCTTTACTTTTAATACCAAGTCTACGTTGTCATTTTCTTGAAACTCTGAGTGGAAAGACTTGATTATACTCTCTAAATTCTTACGCTCATTTAGATCTAAAATGGTATAGAACTTAAATGTAGATAGGTCTGGAAATGCTATATTATTGTAGAATCCCCTGTACTTTATCATATCAAATGTATGTGGAACTACTTTAACATTAACTAGACCGTCTGATATTAATCTGTTTTTTGCATCAGTGTTAGGAACCCAGACTTCATCCATTTGTTTGAGTACACCCAACCACGGTACATGCTTAATTGTACTTGACTCAAAAACAAAGTACGCAATATTCTTATTGAATTTTTCTGTAGGTACTAAGTGGTGTGGCAAAACGTGTTGAATGCAAACATCTATATCTTGCGCATGTTTTTGCTCAAGTTCCAAAATTCGTTTAGGTAAATTTTCAACACTATCATTTGTAAGCGTGATATTTCTACAAACCACATTTTCTCCCGCCGCATCTAAAGCTAGAATATAATCTATCGCTGCTTGTGACCAACCACTACTCTCTTTGTAATGTCCAATGTATAATATATTCATTTGATAAGATTCCTTAGTACTTCTTCTTTTAATTTAACTTGATCTTTTAAATTTCCATGAGTTGAGCTAATATTACACGCATGATATATAAACTTGCCTTCGTGATTAAAAGCTTGTGCTGGAAATATTTCTGTATGTTCTAAAATGTCATGATGATTACATTTCAACATACGCTGTAGTATTGGTTGTTCATATGATACAAATCCTGTATTTTTTCCCTGTTGGATCATTTCGTTAATAATTTCTAAGCTATAAGAACTGTTTTTGAAAATTACAGAACCAATATTAATATTCCAATATCTTTCTCGCGGGTCACAATTGGTATGGCATAGTAATATATCAGCTTTTTCCCTTGACATACTAATGATGTTCCTTATGTCGATACTTTGATCTACTACAATAGCATCAATATCAAGTAAAAAAATCCAATCGTGGGTTTTTTCTTCTAGTAATTGTTTAACTAAGAAGATCTTGTCCCAATATTTTTTACTTATAGATTCCTCGCTAGATGTCTTTACTACCTTATAGTCTATCCCATGCTTATCAAAATAAACTTTATTATGTGGATATACTATATTGTATATGTCTTGAAAATTATCTTCATAATTAGAAATACATATCAGCTTCATATATTCATTGCCCTTATTCTTTTTTGCTCCCAGTGATTTCTTCTTTCGCATAAAGAAACAAAGTGCTTATAAGCATCTTCAAACGAAAATGGACTTAAACGCTTACCGTCAAATGCAGCTGAACTTTCATTATAATACATTCCACCAGTATTAGAAGTAGACGTTTTATATGTTAAGTCTCTTGTTAACCTAGCCTCCATAAACGTATTCAACTTTTCTGGCTCTCTTAAAACTTCAGCTATTAACCACTGAGCTAATTGTTGGTAATTAGATACGCTCTTTAATTGATCTTCTGTTAGTGGTGGAGCAGATTGAGCAATTCTAGGTGGAGACTTCCAAGATTTTTCATCTGGAATAATATCTATACTATCGAAATACTTCTCCCACTGCCCGCCGCTTATATGCCACTGGAAATTCTTTTCAAATAATTCCCTTGTTCTCTTACCAAGCTCTTCTCGTTCTTCCTTGGTTTTATTGAAGAATTCTAGAAATTTTTGGGCTGCAAAATCATTGTCTGGAACTGCTCTCATGCACCCAGTTTCTAATTCTTTATACAAAGCCTTTGGTGTTAGTGGAGTTCCACCAAGTTGTCTTATTACGCTTTCCATAGCTGAGTAATCTGTAGACATAACTGGTATACCACAAGCCGCTGCCTCTACTTGTGGTAGTCCAAAACCTTCACAGTTAGCATATTGAACATATAGATCAAAAAGATTCATTATCATAGATAGATGTTCATAGCTTGCACCATTTTTGACGCTAGAAATAGTTGCTCCGTACTTTTGAGTAAATGGAGAAACTGTTACAGCACCCCTAAATAAGCTAGGAAATGGCTGTTTAGTTTCTGGGCATATGTATGTAAAATATACCTTACTAGCTAATTCGTTTGCTTGAATTAATTCTGGTAAATCCCATCCTAGATCTGGATAACTTGTGTGACAGTATAGAAAATAATTTTCTGGATCTGGCACTAATGACAAGAACTTCTTAAAAGCTACAAATAGATCTGGATAAAGTTTTCTACGCTGATTTCTCATTACAGTGCCGATAATCTTAGCATTAGGACTTAATCCCAAGCTTTGCCTTAATGCTTCCTTATTTTCGATAGGCTTATATGCAGGATCAGCAGAGGGCGGAGAACTTCCTAAGTAATTAATTCTACCACCAGATTGTTCAGTTAATACCTTACCAGCCCAATCTGAATAAGTAAAGCAAGCGTCAGCATTTGCGTAAGTTGCAATCCATTGACGCGCCTGTGGAGCGGCATCCACTGTAGGCATGATTGCCCACTTAAAGAAATTTCTAAATGGAGATCTTTCAACAAAGTCTAACATCCAAAAGTCTCGTATGTCGCATACAACGTCTGGTTTAAAATCTAGACAAACATCGTTGAATATAAATTCACCAAACTGATTTGTTGGAAGTGAATTGTATGCATCATGCTCTTCTTTTGAACACTTATCATCTGGAGCTACGCCATAGTATTTCCAAGGTAAATTTAAACCCCTTGGGTCATGCCTATGTCCATACGAAGCCATTTCTGCAATTTCATACTTATTTGTACTATGTAGATACTTCAGTATTTCTCTAGTATAAGTGGCATACCCGGTATTTAAAAATGTAGCTTCACTACAAAATAATATTCTTTTTTTTCTCATAGTATTATTCTCTATTTTCTATATTACAAATGTCAAATTCATTGATTCTAAATACTATTCTATCATCGTTTTTTTCTACTTGTCTTGCGCTAGCATTGATAGTTATTTTAGTTCCTTTATTAGCAAACTTTGCAATAGTCTCAGCACCGGTATGCCAAGCCTCACAGTAAATATGTGTAGCCAACTTTGTTTTTTCCCCAGTACTTTTAGCTTTTCTATAAGAATATACCACTAATATAAATTCTGCTAAAGTTACTCCATCCATTTTACTTATGATTGGATCTTCTGTTAAGTATCCAGTAAATAAACAAGAATTCATTCTATGTCTCCATTATTTTTTCAATTATTAACGAATCGTTTTTACCCTTGGTATTACAACACAAGACTAAATTATTACCTTCATAAAGAACGTACTTATACTTTTCTTTGATTGACGGAAAAGCTACAACATTATCTAGTATGCAAGTATCATCTTCAATAGTCAAAAATGCCATTTTTTGTCCTTTAGATTCTCCATTTTTTATAGTGTATTCTGATATGAGTTTTATATTGGCTACTATGCAAATATTACCACCCTTTTTGCCATTTACAATTTCTTTACACGTTGTATTAGCTAAAGAAGTGTCGGCTGTTTCTACTTTTGTTAAAGTAATAGGGCAACCTAGAAATTTGATTTCTTGATCAATAATCCACTTAATACTATCTTCTAGAATGTATGGTGGATTAAGCAGTAGTTGAATTTCATTTTCTACAACTTGCTGCCTTTCTTTTTTACTAGTTCCCCCACCAAGCTTTTTCATTGGTGCTAATGATTTAAGGGCTTCTAGTAAATTAGGCCATAGTATTGTATTATACTCCTGTGATAACCATTTTTGCTCTGCCGAAGTCAAAGTTCTAAAAATTTCATATTCATATAATGCCCTTGTTCTACTAATAGACCCATTAAAGTCTCTAAAAAATCCTACAGAAGCTAAAGACTTAAATGCTGTAGAGCTTATCTTTTCCCCCAGATATAGCAATATTTCCAGCCATGTAAACTTTGTTATCTTCTTACCCTTTTCTAATTCCGCCGAATTTATTGCCGCTATTACAGCATCCCCAGTTTTACCAGAAAGAGATTTAATATCTTTGATGCCAAAGAAAACTTTTCCGTCTTTTATGTTAAACTTTTCTTCGAAATTGTTTAGACTAGGAGTTGCTGCTTGAATATCAAATAGTTTTGCTTCTGAGACTAATTCATATATTTCTTGATGTGGATCTTGTTTTTCTATAGCGTGATACAAATATGATAAGAAAAATTCTTTTGTATTATGAGCTTTATAGTAGGCACTCCAATATGAACAAACTGCGTATGAAACGCTGTGAGATTTATTAAAGGCATATCTTGATGACTTTTCGATCCATCCGAATATCTGCTCTGCCTCTTCCTTAGAAACGATCCCAACGCGCTCTGCGCCCGCTATAAATGATTTTTTTACTTCATTCATGAGATCGGCTTTCTTTTTTCCAATGGCCTTACGAAGAACGTCAGCTTCTTGTAGGTTAAATCCCGCTATTTTCTCTGCAATACGCATGGACTGTTCTTGATAAACTAAAACTCCATATGTTGGCTTTAGTATATCTTCTAATGATGAATGTAGGTATGTAACTTCTTCTCTACCATGTTTTCTATCTACGTAGTGTTGAGTCATAGACTTTCCATCTAACATAGACTTAAGAGTTCCGGGTCTGATGATGGCTATAAGTGCTGATAACTCTTCTATATTATTTGGTGCTAATTTTTTTGACCAAGATTTACCTAGATTGCTTTCAAGCTGAAAGACGCCTTTGGTTCTTCCTTCAGCAAAAAGCTTCCAAGTTTTTTCATCATTATATTCCATTATTTTTTTCCTAGTAAATAATTCAAAGCGTTTACCACACCCTCTATATTATCTCCAAGCTTACCAAGTCCAGTATTACAACGCTCACATATCCACCCTCTGAACCTATCGGTTTCGTGATCATGATCTAAACACCATTTAAGTGGAACCTTTTTACAACACTCACACAATTCTGGCTTATCTGGCGCATTTTTATGCAAATCTCTCCTAATAGAAGAATGTTTCTTTATGCAACTCCTACATCGCATATCCAACTTATCTTTGTACATGCTATGTTTAGGAAATTGATCTAAAGACTTTTTTAATTTACAGTAAATGCATACTTTATTTGACATAAAGATTACCATTAGCAAAAGCTTTGTCAAATTCTATATTTTGATAAACGGCTCTATGAGTTTTTAGCAACTTAATGAATATATTTGCAGTGTCTTTTACGTCTTGTAGTGCATCGTGAGCATTTTCTGAACTCAATCCCATCTTTTCTCTTAGTGAATCCATGCTAATAGATTTAATACTAGGGTCTGCTTCCGTCCACATAAAAACATTATCCATTAAATCTACTTTGTAAACTTTACTAAATAACTTTTGTTGATCTTTGGTCTTATCCCAAGGCCCAAATTCTTGACATAGCCTATTAACAATAATCAAGTCGAAGCCTATGATATTATAGCCAACTGGTATAGGATTAAAAAATGGCTCACCTTTCCAATTGTATTGATCTACAAACTTTGTGAATTTTGTCCACACAGATTTTAAAGCTGGTGCTTCTGCTAGCTTTTCTCTATTTTTACCAGTTATCTTTAACGCCCCATCTTCAATTGGGTCTACGCCAGCCGCCACTGCTTCCTCATCATCAAGTATTGGTTTTATCTCACTATTAAATGTACCCTTTACGGATAAATTTCTACCGTCTAGTGCAATAGCAGCAATTTGTGTAGGTTGAGTTTTATGAGGATTTCTACTACCCGTTTCAAAATCAAAAATGATATAGTCCCTGTTAGCCATATTTATCTCCTATTGTAAATTTTGTGAATCTTCTATTATTTTCTTACAGTCCTTATAGGAGCATTCTATCTTTTCAATCCTATTGTCAAGCATATTTTTGTGAATATACCAATCTTCAATAGAATTATGCCCATTCAATAAAACGTCTGCACATAATAATTTATATCCATTAGAAACAAATTTTTCTCTTGAAATTTCACGCAGTAGTTTAGATTCTTTTTGACTCTTTTCATTAGACCAAGCTGGTTTCGATTCGTAATGAAAGTAATTATGTTCAAATGTTATGACATTAAATTGACATAATGACAAATCCATATCATGAAGCACCTTCATTGTTGCATCGTCTACATCAAATGATAAGTAATCTATAACTTGTGGAGCCTTACATTCTCTTAGTATATCATTGATATTTTTATTAAATAAGTCGGCATGAATTAACTTACATTTTCTGTATATTGAAGCTTCATTTATGTAATCAATATCACAGTCTATTGCAATACCATTCCAACCAAGATGTTCAAAATAATATGTATTACTATAAAAGCCATTATATTGACCTCTTAAGCCACCTGTTCCAGCACCTATGTCTAGAAAATATCCATTCTTTTTATTTTTAGTAATGATATCTACAAAATTATCCTGACACACTTGAGCGTTATACATGTTGTACCTTTTTTATATACATGATTTTATCTAGCAAAGTCAAACCTAATACATCAAACTTTACATGACCTAGAGCTTCTAGGTCTACCATTTCTAATCCTGCAATTTTTTCTGATGAACCCTTTTGTTTGACCATAGGACATACTTTGTATAGTGGCTCTTTAGATATGACAACACCAGCAGCGTGTTTACCTTGAGTTTTAAACGTGCCTTCTAACTTAATTGCCTGTTCGAAGTATTCAGCATAGTCTCCATCTAATGATCCATCATCATTTATTCTACAAAAATCTTGAAGCTCATCTGCGTTATTTATCAACGCCCACCTAATAATAGACCTATCATCGTCATCCATTTCTGCCAACTGATCTGATATTTCTGCTTCATTTGGTATAATTTTTGTTATTGCATTCATTTCCGCAAAAGAACAAGCTTCATTTACTCTCAATACTTCTTTTATGGCACTTCTGCCCTGTAGTCTCCCAAACGTAATCATCTGACTAACCTTATCGTGACCATACTTATCTTTAAGATATTTGATGACATCATCTCTATGATTAGCGGGAACATCCATGTCTATATCTGGCAAAGAAATATGATCTTCTGTGTTTCTACCAGCATTATAGAATCTAGCAAACAAGAGATCAAATTCTATGGGGTCTATTTGAGTAATACCAATTAAATATGATATTAAACAACCAGCCGCTGAATTATGCACACCAAGACCTTCTACATTATATGTGTGGCTATTTTCAACAGATAAGTCGTGAACTTTTCCTTTGTATTTAATTATTTGTTTTTTTGTAAGTTTCATTGTGAATATTCCTAGCTGTTTTGTAAAAAATTTTTACAGCATCATCATTATCAAAAATAACTATGTAACTATCAAATTGTTGTCGTGCGGCTTCAATCTTTAAGATATTTCTTGCATAGTTTTTTCTATACCAAAGTCCACTCCCTTTAATTTCAACAATATCATTTTGATTAATAATAAAATCTGGATAATATTTTCTATCAACCCCACTCTCATCTACATATTTTACTGGATCAAGATCATATCTTTTTACCAATATGTTTTCATGCTCACACCATAATACGAACGACAATTCTAATGCGCTATCATAATATATATTATTATAAACACCCTTTAAGCCTCCACGCCCAAATCCAATCTTAACATTGTTGATATTATTTAAATTATTTTGAGCTTTTTTGGCAAAAGCTTCATCATTTTTCCATTTTTCTTTTAAAAGCGACGATGCTAAATTGCGCCTTTCATGATTCCAGCTTCTTCTTACCCCATTTCTGTTTTTTTGTAGTTGCTCTGGTCTATTTTGTGCAATTTTTTGTGATTGTGAATTTTTTATTATCCATTTGTCATCTTCTTTGGTGTTAATAATTAACCAGCATTTACCACAAGTTTGCCATAGGTGCTTTTTATCTAATTTATTTTTCCTATTTCTCATAAATTTTTTAACAGATGAATACTCAAAGTTAGTGCCACACTTTGTGCAATAGCCACTAATGGGTACATTGCTAATAGATTTAGTATTAAACTGTATTTTTTCTAGCTCTGTATAATTCATATAGCCCTCCTGTGTCTTTATACATATAAAGTCCTTGGCGGGGCTTCTTTTATTATATCTCACACACATTGTCACTTTCTGTAAGATATTGAGCTTCCACCCAACCCCTGTTGGTGGTTAGAAATTTATGATCTTTAGTGCATCTTATTACAACATCACCAAACCATAGCTCCAAAATATCTTCATCAATATCATAGACAAGAGTATCGTACACAGTTTCAGCATTTCCATTACAATCAATAATCTTGTCATTGATTTGAATGTCACATATGTTTTTCATTAAACCATTTGACATCTTTACTCTTGTATCTGGTAAAAAACAGCCTCTTCCCGGCCCAGACAACCAACCATTGTCATGAACGTGTTTTATTATGTCTTGCACGATTAAGAAATATCCGAAGAGATTTGCGTTTTTGATTACGTCAAACTCTTCTTTGAATCTATCTAGATACTTCTGTTTGTTTACTTCGTCAGACACTTTCCCCTTATCAATTAGTAATGATTTCCAGCCTTTTCTACATAGCTCTTTTAAATACTCTTCTTCTGACAAATTATTTGGGCATTTGAATTTTGGCAGAACTGGCTTATTTAGGATATCATAATCTTCGCACTGATCGTAAACATCTTCAAGGACGCGAGACATTTTACCAGCTACTACGTATTTATTCTCATCTGTAAAAAACTGAGACACGTTAGGATCAAGCTCATTCTTGCGTATTTGCTTTGCAATACTTGGCAGTGTACTCTTTAGTTCTGAGCATATTAATATTCTATGCAAATTGGCTTGATCTTTGTAGCAATAGAAACTTGTAGGTATGCCAATATCATGCTCAAGATATATAAGATTATTCTGTTTTAATAACCCCTTAATGTGTTTAATATCTATGTTATTGTCATCATCTATTAATGACATAATTTCAATGAGATTATTCCAGCCGTTCTTATTTTTGGCGTATAAGTTATAGCCGTCGAATGAACAACCCAAAATAGGTTTAATCCCAACTTCTTTGCAAGCTTTATAAAAAGCTACACATCCAGATATGGTTTTATAGTCAGTAATACCACAAGCTGGATAACCATTCTCTTTACAAAGCTTGGCTAGTTCTTTGGGCTTAGAAAAGCCTTTCAGCAAACTGTAATGCGTATAATTATTTAATGGAAACCAATTCAACATATAACCTCAATATAAAAACGGGGGGATATTTCACCCCCCTTACGAATCAATTTATTCTTCACGCACCAACTTAACATCTAGACCGGGAACTGATGGAGCGATTGTATCATTCGCAACGAATTCTACAACTGCTGGATCGCTCACGTTACCAACATCATCTACGTCTACAAAAGAGAGTGAAACAATATCACCTTGAACGAATGTTCTCTCTCCTAAGTTAGTAACGTCACCGGCATAAACGTCTGTAGCAACTGAAACGCCGTTTACTGTGACTGTTAATCTACGCTCAACGACATCAGTATCAACTGGTGACGCACACGTTACTTCATATACTAAACCCATATCTATCTCCTTTTTAAGAAATTTATACTTTATGAATAGTGGGCGTAATTCTAATTTACGCTTCCATTTCATAGAGTAATACGATAAAACAACAAAACTACATTCTAGTAGAATAAATAATACGACACAAAATAGCAAATAATTTTCCATTAACAATCCTTTTGGTGCAAACTATTATAGCTCTGTTCGCCCATTATTGCAGTTTCTAGATTTTCTGTACTGATCAAAAGATTCATTAAGTTTTCTAATCAATAATGTTCCAGCCTCTTCAAAAAAGCAAGGGAAAAATCCGTGAATAATTAGTAACAATCCAGCTTCTAAACATACCAGACCATGACCTACCGCAAACTTTAAATGTTCACAATAAGTCATATTATTATCTTTTAGGTGCTTAGTCCAGTCTTTGTAAAGCTTCATATTATCCATAATCTATATACTATAGCCTTGCTTTGACTTATAGTTAATCCAGACTTTAGAGAGTATTCATTAATTATATCTTGTTTTTTTCTTGTATCTTTATTTGCAATAGATTTAAATATCTCACTTTTTCTTCTTTTTGTTAAGCCTATATATTGCGGCCTATACAGTCTAATCCAATCTTTTAACTTCGATCTTGATATTCCGTTCCTGTTCGCAAAATCTTGCTGTGACTCCAGTGGATTTTTAGCCCAATCTTCTATTAATTTTATTATTTCATCATATGGTTTAGTTAAATTTCTATCTCTATTAGCTAATCTTACGTCTTTTTGCTCGTTAATTTTTTTTAAAGCCTTTGATATTTTCTGTTTAGTTGTATCAGTTTTTGGTCTATGGCATAGAGAAAGATCATATGTAGACGATAAAATATTTGTTAATGTACCTCCCTCTGACTTTTTTCCAAACCATCTTATTAAGAATTCTTCTCTATCTTTTGATTCTTGACTATTTTCTGTTGTCCATAATATTTTTAATTCAAAATCATATTTAGCTATTATATTTAATTTGAATGGATTAGATTTATCTAATTTATGATTTTTGCTTCTGTGATATAAATTTTTTTCGTTACTAGCTATTCCTATATAAAATAAATGTTCATCTATAGTATTAGTAGCATAAGTTATGTTCTTTTTGTATAGGCCATAAATATAGTTCATTTTGGTGATCCTCCAGTTTATTATACACATAATTGAAGGATCGCCTAAAATAACCAATTAGTCTTCTACTGGTGAGCTTGCTCTCCACTGCCTGCAACTCCAGTATCTTGCTTTATATTTTGGACCCGGATTTTCATCGCATCCATGTCTCGCTCTAAAACTTTTACGCCTCGCTGGATCATCTCTTTTAATTTCCATGTCTGGGCTTCCAAAATTTACTTTAACCACATTACCCTTTTCATTCTTAACATAAACACTCATTTTCTTTGGACCCTTTGGAGTCCTAAATGGCTTATTAAGAGTAACTTTTCTTCCTTGATATTCACTTGCCTCTCCAACGTATATTAAAGTATTGCCATCTTTTTCATAATAGCCCTTTTTTCTATACGTATAAATTTCTCCACTATCTGGATCTCTATATTGATATTTGGCTTCTGATGTATATTCGTCTTCATATTTCCCCGGCTCATAATATTTTACAAAGTCATAGACATTTTGAATATATATTTCGGCCTTAGAAATCATGTCTTTTGTCCACTCTTCAAACTCGATATCCATAGTCGAGTCTTTTACTTTCATAGCTACTTCCATTAACTGGTCGTGCATCTTCTGAATTTGCTCTACAGCCATTGCACTATCTCCAGATTGAGCTTTCTTCCAAGCGTCTTTTTTTGGCCTATCTTTATCCCCCGGCTTTGCTGGCCTATAGTTCTTACCTTCGCGTTCCTTCTTTTTTCTTATGTTTTCCCAAAGCCCCGGTTTAGCCATAGAAATATCATATTCTTCTGTCTCTTCGCCAAAATCTACATAATCTGCTTCTGCTGGAACTTCAAAATTATCTTCTGTAATTTCTTCTTCATATCCATATGTATTGATATTAAATTCAAAATCAGCAGCTTCTATTTTATCACAGAACTCAGTAGCTTGTGCTATACAGATTGCTGTTCTTTGGTCAACATTTGGGTATTCTTTATTCATTACGCCATCAGACATACAGCGTGACATAAAGGTACTTTTATCTTCATTTTCTTTTTTTGACGGTATTGGCATTGAATTCTCCTTATTATCCTGGGGCTTCATAAAAGCCTATATTAAAGTTTTCTCTAGTACAATTGGCAACAGTTTGTTCCATACCATGTTTTTTAATGTGGTTCTCTATATACATACACATACTTTCATCAGTGTCTTTCCACTTGTTCTTGCAAAAATGGCATAGCTTGGTACATTTCCAGTTACTTCTATCTACGGATATTGGTCTGGGCTTATTATTCTCTTGAATATCCTTAAATCTTACTCTTAGCATATCAAGAAATTTGCTACGATCTGATTTGTCAAAGCACATTGAAAATGGCCCGCCGTCTTTAATGAAAAATATAGACATAATAGCTTGATCATACTCAGGAAATAGTTTAGAAATGGCATAATTGTATAGTAATAATTGTGGATCTGAACATAGCTTTTCATAATCTTTCTCTGCTCCTGTTGCCCAATCTAGTCTTCTTCCAGTTTTATAGTCTACAACCTCAATTATTTTTTCATCTACTTTTGTTACTAAGTCTATAGTTCCTTTAATTGCTAATTGTCCATTAACAACTTGTCCATCTGGTAACGTGTAAGTATATTTAGCCCAATCTTCTTCAATTGGAATATCAAAATGTGGCTCTGCCGCTACAATGTTTCTATTCCTAGGATCAAACTGTCCATTGTTAAACTCTAGTGTAGTCCAAACTAAACTTTCACACATTTCTTTGTCGAGCTTGGTAAAGTCATGATGTGAATTAGCTGAATAATATCCAAAACTTTTATCTAGTAATTCTGGAACTATCTTATCTGAGAATAGGTGTTGTTTATCTATACTAATCTTACCAATATTATCATCAACGAACAGTAACTTCTTTGCTTTACTGCTAGTGTCTTGATGAGTTTTTTTCAAAGATGCTAATAATTCTAAAGTCTTATGAACAATTGTGCCAATGTCTGCCTTCTTACCACTTATAGCTTGATGACCAAGCACATAGGTGATAAAATACTGCATTTGGCAATAATCGTAATTATTATAACTAGATGATCTGATATATGTTACTAGCATTATGATTTCCAGATGTGGTTAATTTTGTCTAATTCTTTACAAGTATCTGTAATAGAAAAGTTTTCATTGTCTATTACATAGTCAAAAAGCGACCAATCAAACTTGTCTTTATCTAGTGCTGACTCACACTCTACTGTAGATTTACATACGTTTCTTGTTAATCTAATTACTACGCCGCCATTGTCTTTAATTGCCTGAACTTCATTTGGAAATCTAATATCTGGTATGATAGCTAGATTAGAGTTCTCATTAAATATTTTTGTAATGGTCGTATTAACCCACGCATCATTCTTAATCTTTCTAACAATGCTGGTTCCAAAATATTCTAAAAATTCTCTATATGTTAGATAGCCAGACTTTTTTTCTTGTGTGGGCAAATCTTCCCACTGTATTTTAGTCTTTGCATTCTTTTGCTTATCAGTACCATAAAGGTTTTCAATTTTTAGGCCAAAAAGCGATGCGGACATATCCTTCAAAGAGTCTGCAAAATGATATACTTTAACATAAGGCCACAACTCATATTCTGCGTAGTTTGTAAATTCCTTGTCCTTTCTACAGACATCAAATATGCCCCAATCTTTTTGCATATTCTTATCAGTAGTCAAGATTTCCAAAGCTCCGTCAGTGTTAACCTTGAAATCTTCCACCATGCCTCTTTCTTTTAAAACTAAGCCATTTATGTAGTTTGCTGCTGTATTTTTACCAGACTGCTTTCTTCCAGATATGCCAACAATTTTCATATTAAATCCTTAATTTGTGGAATAAATTCTTTTCTTATTAACTCTACGCTCATCTCTCCAATGTCCTTACAAGATATTTGTGGAAAAATAAGATTATAGCTGCGATTAAACTTACGAAAAATTTCTATCTTGCACTCATTTCCAGCTTGATCATTATCAGTTACTACTACGATATTAATAATAGGCAGTTTGTGCAAAAGTTCTTCGTGAGATTCTATAATAGACTTGCCAAAAATACCAACAGCATTTTCTATACCGGCCTCATAAAGTCTCCAAATATCACTTTGCCCCTCAGTAATGATGACAGTTTTGGTGCTACATATTTTATTATACGCTCTATGGTAGTTGTAGAGGTATTTGTTTTTGTTAAAACCGCTTGGGTAAAATAAAAACTTGGGGTCTTTATACTCCTTAATAGATCTTCCTAGTAATCCTACTATACTGCTACCATCTTGATTATGTATTGGTATAATAGATCTGTCTTTTAAGTTTTCGTGCTTACAACAATCACTGACACCAAAATAACTCAAGGTGTTTTCCAAAAATCCTCTACTTATAAAGTATTTTGACGCCTTTGTATACTGATATTCTACAACGCTATCGTTTTCACTTGTATTTTTATCAGTAAATATTCTTACAATGTCAAAGAATTCATCGTTTACAACTTTATCTTTTTTGACTGACGCATTGGTTGATCTATCTAACTGCTTAATATTTGTATTAACCCACTTTAATACTTCTTTGAATTCAACATTATATCCACACCTTTTAGATAAGGCTCCCCTTATTAATCCAAAAACATCATTACTAAAATCTTGCTGACAATCTCTAGTCCAACATTTCCATATATGCTTTTTAGTAGAAAAGGAAAACCCTCTTGGGTTGTCACTCTCTTCGTGTGCTGGACAATTAGAATAAATATTGTCAGAAAACTTTTCATAATCCATGTCAAGTTTCTGAAGAACTAATTCTATATTTGTATTCAGTTCAGCTTTCAGGTTCTGCAAGTTCATTTATTATCTTCTTCATTGTGTCTTTGTCTAATAATCCAGAATCACCAACAGGCTGATTTTTAAATTCGTTTCTAGTTTTTAACTCTGTCAATTTGGCGTGTGATCCATCCATCTGCACATTAATGTAATCACCGTCGTTTAATCCAGCACCATGCCTAGTAACAACTGTAACTAGTTTTCTATTTCCAGCTTTCGGCCCATCTTCTGCTAATTCTTCTGGAGACTTAATCTTAAATATACTAAAAGATGTGCATAGCCATATTAATCTGTCTGATCCGCTTACCGCGTCCGTACTCTCTTTAGTTATACCATCACGATTTAACTGAACGAATGATAGGCAGGGTATATCAAGCTTAACGCATAGATTATGAAGTGATGTAATTTGAAATCCTAATGCTTGATATTCTTGCATGTTACTATTAATTGATTCAGAAGACATGAGCTTCAAGTAATCATATATTATTAGACATTCATTTGTTTGTCCACTATCATTTGTTTTGACTTCTTGGGTTACCCACCTTTTAATCAAATTGATTATTTGCTCAAACGGTTTTCCAGCTACACTGATGTAGCTATAGGGTATAGATGATAATTTTTTTACAGCTTCCTGTACCTTTTCGTTCTTCTCTCTGTTGTCAACAAACTTACCAGTAGCAACTTCATTGATTGGCACCCCACTCAAATTAGCTATTAATCTATTCAAATGGTCTTCTTTAGACATTTCTGTATCTAGCATAAGCACTGGGATATTCTTAGATGAAACGTTTAATGCCACATTGTCAGCAAAAACGGATTTACCCACTTTTGGCCTAGCAGATACTAAGTCTACGCATTTTCTCCTAAGACCTCCACCAATTGCTTCGTCGTATTTTTGAAATCCAGTTGGTATTCCTATGATGTCGCATTTATTTTCTGATAAGAATTGAATGTAATCATCTATATTACTTCCTATCTTTTCTGGATGTTCTCCACCATCATCTTCTCTTAAGAAGTCAGTCACTGGATTCTCTAATATTCCTATAATATCTGAAATTTTTTCAGTACCATCTATCTTTTCTATATCTTGATGAATTTTTTGAGTAAGCTTATGTATCTTTCTAGCAAACTCAAACTTCTTTATCTGTGCAGCGAATGGTAATATGTTATCTGCATTGATTGGGAATACCATTAATGATTTTATATACTTTAATTCTTGCTCTGTATTTATGGCATCTTCTAGACCTAAGTATTTAGCTGAAGCAAAAATTGATGGTATGTCTATTTTCTGATCGTTACTTATAATATTCTCTAAGCACCTATAGATAATTTGATTGTTTGTGTGATCAAACGTATCAACAGATATTAGATCGGAAACTGTTACGTATCCATCAATACCATGCTGGAGTATGCCAGCTAATACTGCCCTCTCTGCCCCAATATCATTTAGTTTTACCATTTTTACCCCGTGCAGTTATTGCATCTATAAAATTCGCCACACACAAACCTACTATCTACTTCAGTTGTTCTTGCACATATATGACACTTGATTTTTACTTTTTCTGGAGCTTCTCTATTTCTTGGAACTGGGGTAAATTCTGGAGTAACAACATCTCTTTTTTCACCAGTGTCACTCCAAGTATTTTCTTTGGCCCTAACCGCCTCTTTCCTCTTACGATTATTATCTACAGACCTTTTCATCTGAAAACTATTTTTGTCTTCCTCTATAGGCTCTTGTTCAGCTTTAGCTTGCTGCGTGTTAATAAGTGCTAATTTAAGTGCCTCTATTTGTTCTGGACTTAATGTTTGTATAAACTTGTCTATATTCATGATCTCTTGCCCTTCTCTAATAATATGTCAGCCTTACGCTTTAATTCATATACTTTACCGTCAAGGCTTTGTAGTCTAGCATGTGCTATGCTTCGATAATTATCTATGGATTTAGCGTACTCGTTATCATTGACTATTAACTGTATCTTTGCTTCATGCTTAGTATATTTGCTAAAATCTTCACTGTGTTGTGCTACAAGTTTTTCTAGCTGATCTGTACACAAGTCATAAACAATTTTCTGTTTATTTATTTGGTCCTGTATGTATGAAGCATAGCTATAGAGCATATATGATGCGTCAAATAATTCTTCTTTTGTTAACTTCTTTAACTTCTCTTCAGATAAATCAGAAACTATCAAAAATTCTTCTCTAAAATGAGAAAAGTTAGTATTAGTTTGATGTATAAAATCGTCTAAAGACTTTAGAAAATGCTCAACTGTTTCTTTAGCTGTTTTCAATTTGTTGTCTCCACTCTTCGTCAGTGTTTGAGTATTTTAATACTACTATGTCTATATTGTTCAGCTTGCACCACTCTATTTTATCTTCGTCTTTGGCTTTTGCAATAGTAAAATCCGCTAGGTTCTTATGGAAAAAATTGCAGAACTCATAGTGCTGTTGACCATGTACTTCTATAGCTTTCATAATTTGTGGGATATAAAAATCTAAATAAAGCACACCTTTTCTATGAGTAGCTGTGCTTCCCGGCAACTTAACTTCTTCTAAAATTCTGTAGCTGTGATATATTTCTTTTAATAAGCTTCTAGCTCTTAAGTGATACTTAGATCTTTTTCTGTTATCGTCAGCCTTTACATCATAGCCAGTTAAGTTCCAAGCGTATACTTTGCCATTTAGGCCAGTAATCTTCATTAGTATAATTCCTTGATTTTCTCATAAACAAAATTGGCTAAAGCATCATGCTTTGTTAAAAACTCATATAGATTGTTAGCACCTTGAAACTTGAAGAATTTTTCTATATCTTCTGGAGTATCTGGTACATTATTAGACTTTAAAATACTTTGCACTACTTCATTGTCTTTATTATCTACTGCGCATTGTATAGTATACCAAGCTCCAGAAGTTTTTATCAATCTAAATTCACAAGCTATTTGGGTGATCTCTTGAACTTCATCTACGCCCACCCCATACCTTATCCAACTTTCTGCCGCACTGTTTGGCTTACCACCGGCACAAGATGTTTTTATATTCCAATTAGCTATCTGACCAACGTGTGGGCCAGTATCTTTAGGAACTTGCCACTTGCCTCTATGTGTTATTACCATATTAGTTCCAGCTTGGTACTGTAACATATTCCCGCAGTCTGCCATTTTTGCTGGTGCATATGGCGATCCACCAGTGTTTGCTATATTATGTGTTATACAAATTAATATTGTTTGGTTCTTCATAAGAGTCCCGCTAATCCTTTTGAAGAACATTGATAATAATCTAGGTAAAGCGTTTCTTACCCCCGTTCTTACTTCTCCCTCTAATTCACAGGCTGGCACCATGTTTGATATTGAGTCAGTAATAATAACGCAGCCGGGATCATTGTTGATATAATATTCCAAGATGTTAAGAAAATCTTCAGCCGTCAAAACTCTATCATCAGTTGATTCTACTATTAGGATTTTATCTGCATCTAAACCTTTTATGCCTTCAAAGTTCTGCTTGGAAAGTCTACCCTCAGTATTAACATATACAACCTTTTTATTCAGCTTTTGACATTTAGAAGCAAAATGGAGAGCAGTTGTTGTTTTTCCACTCTTTGGATCACCCGTCATAACAACTACTGACCCTTCTCTTAGACCGCCCCCCAAGGCTATATCTAGTGCTGGAGACATACCAATAACTTTTAAGCTATTTATTGACTCTAATACTTCTGTGCCACTGCGTACAATATCTCCATACTTGTTTAATATTGAGCTTGTTATTGTATCTTCTGAAAATTTACTTGGGCCGTCCTTTTTCTTTTTCATAAATCCCTCAGTTTGTTTATCATTGACTTTGTTTTAAATGTGGATTGAGTGCGTCTAATTCTAGTGTCTTCTACATTTTGAACTACATCTAATTCATTTGCTTGTTTTTCTATCTCTTTAGACTTACTTAAGGCTTTTACTTCCTTCTTATAGTTCTCTATAGCCTTGATGGCTAGCTGATTATACTTCCAACCGCGAGGACCGTAACACTTCAAGCCAACGTGATAAATTTTATCAAAATGCTTAGACTTTACAGCTTCAAGGATTAACTTCTCTTCAAATTTATTTTTCAAACCTTTAGAGGCTTTCATATTCCTCATGAACATGTCATGATATTTATCTCCAACTGTCCAGAATTTATAAGACGGTTTATCCATCTTAAAAGCATCTGTCCATCTCAATATCAAAAGCTCTGCTAAGTACGCTTCAAAAGTGCAATGTTCACCAGTGTGAATATGTTTATAGCTATACTCTTCAGACCACTCTTTTTGAAATTCTTTGCTAAATAGTCTCGGTTTTTTGTTTGTCATTATAAATGATTGCTTCTTCAAAACAGTTTTCAATTACATCATGATCATTTAATTGCTCAACTAACTCTGGAACAACCCACATAGTCTTGTATACTATTTTATTATACAATTTACCTATGGTGATAGTCTGCTTAGTGACTTCACCCATTGCACCAAGTGCTGATCTTATCAAGTATACCCCATCGGCATCTATAGTATCAACATTGCATGAATTTGATTTATATTGTAGACCTATAGAAATGACATTGAGTTTATTTGATTCACAAATGCGCTTAATATCAGCCCAATCTGAATAATTACTAAAATAGTAATCCAGTTTATCAGATAGGGTCACTTTAAACCAAGTCAAAGTTTTATCTTTTTTGTACTCTATCAACCAATCGTTGTGAGTATGTATAAACTGTTTCATTTCTTAATCTTAGTAACACAAGGGGGCTGTTTACGATTTAATTTCTTTGTACTATCAGCAAGCGAAGACGCATTTTCTGTCATTATGGTTGCACCATTTTGACTAATAAACTGACTGCCAACATTGAATGGATTAGTATTGCTAGGCTTATTGTAGTGCTTATCAATATAGTTCTTAACAGTACTCATATTTCTATTCAAATCTGTAGCAATTTGATCTAAGCTTACGCCTAGCTCTATATTTTTCTCTAGATAGAATATTTCAACCTTACCAAGTGGACCCTTTTTAACCATTTATAAAACTCCTTTGCGCTTTAGTCAAATATGTACTATTTCTGCTATTCAAATATGCTATGTACAAATCAAATGTTTGCTTAGAAACATCTTTATACTGTAGATCTAAATAGGTTTCTCTATGAGAATCTATTCCATATGGATCATATATAATATTTCTGAATGTCTGTACAAAGTATTTTCCGCTACCATTTATAAAAACAGTCTTAGCAAATGAATCTTTTTCACTATCAATAATTTTACCTACTTTGTCATAATGTATTTTTGTTATATCTTCCTTGAAATCATTCTTGTTGTATTCGTTTATATATTTCATGTTCCACCTTTAAGAATGTAGTTCTTTTTTTGATCTGCGGTCATTGCGTTAATATCTCTCATCAATTTACGCTTTTTGCCGCTATCTGATAAATTATTATTTTTAGATTCAATTTCTGAGCGTTTGTAAGACCCCATGTTCTTCCAATTTCTATCAGCAAGTTGTCCCACAGTTTTTACGTCTTTTACAAACAATCCTAGCCCACCATATACTACTCTGTCTAGGCTATCTTTGCTACATGATGGGCATTTTGTCAGTGCGTCCTCTTTTATAGATTGATAAATATCTTCCATAAAATACCCACACTCATTACACTTATAATCGTATAACATTATTTCTCCAAGGCATATAAAACAGCTCCTAGTATTCCATTCCTCTGTATGTCATTATAGTCTAATTTGCATATACCAACACCTGGAACTTGAGATAATCTATCTATACAGAAGTTTAATCCACTATCTCTATATAAGTCCGTCTGTTTAATGTCTCCATTAATAAGAACTTTAGAGTCTTTTCCCATTCTTGTAATGAACATTTTTATTTGTTCTAATGTGCAATTCTGAGCTTCGTCTAATATCATATATGAATTATGAAATGTAGCACCCCTCATTGTTTCTAATGGCTCAAACCTAATTCTACGTTGATTAAAATATAAACCAAACTTATCTCGTCCTAGGAAGTATTTTAAATTCTCTTCCATAGGTTGTAAGTATGGCTTAATCTTATCTCCTAGTTCTCCCGGTAATGAACCAATGTCTTTACCAGTACATACTAATGGTCTAGTAATGATTAATGTATCTATCTCATCTCTTAGTAATCTTTGTGATGCTAATCCAGCAGCAATAAAAGATTTACCGCTTCCAGACGGACCAGAACAAAAAATAATATCATTTTCTATAGTTAGTCTTATGTATTGTTTTTGATTCTCTGTCTTGGCTTCCAGTTGGTTTTGTTTAGGTTTTTTTTCTTCTTGACGCTTTTTTCTGTTGTTATGTGCCTGTGCTGCCAAAGCCGTTACTCCCGCGTTGCGAGGAACCTAGTGATTCATGAGCCGTCATAATTACATGAGGAACCTCTTGGAATATAATCTGAGCGATTCTATCCCCGGTACGTATTACTACATCGTAATCTGATGTATTATACAAACATACCATGATCTCTCCCCTATACCCACTATCTATTACTCCTGCTAAAACATCTATACCTTGTCTAACAGATAAGCCAGATCTTGGCCATATTAAACCAGCTAAATTATCTGGCATTTGTAATGCTATCCCAGTACTAACGGTCTTTCTTTGTTTTGGCGTAATGATAGTGTCAATAGTAGAATATAAGTCAAATCCAGCATCATTATTATTTGCCTTTGTTGGCATTTGTGCTAATACGTCTATTAGCTTTACTTGTACTCCGTATATCATAGCTCAAATTCTCCAAGGTCAATTTGTTCAAGATCATTCGTACTTGCACCAATTTTATAAGATGTAATTTCGTGTTCTTGTGGTGCAACTTGTACCGCTTCGCTATTCATCCAAGGGTCAGTCCATCCAGATATAGGATTCTTCTTACCCTTTTCATATGGTAATCCTATATTTTTACGTCTACTCATACATAGCCAATCAACATATTCACATAAAACTTTTTCGTTTAATCCTATAATAGATCCATCTTTAAACAAGTATGCCGCCCAAGCTTTTTCTTCATTAGCAGCAGAGTCAAACATCTTGCAAGCTTCTTCTTCGCATTCCCATGCGATTTCTAGGAAGCCCTCTTCTGGAACTGTTCTTAAGATTTTAATTATTTCTTGAGTATTGTACAAATGCAAAGCCTCGTCGCGTTTGATTAACTTTATTATATCTGCATTACCTGACATTTTCTTATTTTCAGCGAAAGCAAATGAACAGATGAATGATACATAAAATCTTATTGCCTCTAATATGTTTACACTAATCAATGTAAGATATATTTGTTTTTTAATATCACTTTCCTTACCAGAGTAACCGATATTTCTAAGGGCATTATATTCTCTGACGGCAACTTCAGATCTCTTTAAAATCTCTTTATTAATTAAGCAACTATCTAGAACTTCTGTTGGGTTGCTATATACATTTTTAATGATATATGTATAACTATAGCTGTGAATTTGCTCAAAGAATTGCCACACGTTCATACACGCTTCTAATTCTGGATTAGATACGTGCTGTAGTAACGTTGGTACTCCGCGACATATAACGCTATCTAAAGCAGTTTGATACAATAGATTAGAAGTAAAAATAAATTTCTCATTTTCACTCATTACGTCTTCATTTTTGAAGTCGTTTCTATCTTTTTTAAGCTCAATTTCTTCTGGCCTCCAAAAGAATTCAAGTTGCTTCTTGTATAGATCGAAGAAAACTGGATACTTAAATCTGTCGTATCTTTGTAATGAAAGGTCTTCGCCCATGAAGAGTGGTTGTAATGTATAATCTACATTGTTTTTATTTAATATAGTCTTCATATAGCGCATGAACCTCCTTCGCAAGTTTCTTTCTTGTGCATATCTTTTTCTGTATCACCATCAGAGTCTGGAGTATTACAGTAATAAAAATTTTTGACTCCATATTTAAAACCGTACAACTGATCTTTAATTAATACACTCAATGGGATATTTCCTTCTGGATAATGTGCGTAATTATAATACAAATTAACGCTAATACTCATATCTACAAACTTCTGTAAAATTGCACAAATATTAAGTATTGCTTTATTATCTTTCATGTCCCAAGCTAAAGTGTAATAGCTTTTTCGACTAGAATAATTTGGCACTAGTTGTTTTAATATCCCATTCTTTGCCTTCTTGTATGACATCAAACTTCTTACTGGCTCAATGCCATTGGTGCTATTCTGAATCACGCTGGATGACTCACAGGGCATGATCGCTGTTAAAGTGGAATGGCGTAGGCCAAACTTTTTAATTCTCTCTCTAAGTCCTTCCCAATCCATAGTATACTCTGGAGACACTAGTTCGTCAACTGTTTTTTTGTACCAATCTATTGGTAACAATCCACGAGAATACTTTGTCTCTGAAAACTTGCTGCATGGTCCTAATTTTTCAGCAAGCTTGCAAGACTCATTAAGCAGATTCCATTGAATTTTTTCCATAGTTTTATGTGTCAATTTTAATGTTTCTGAATCATCGTACTTAAGCTTATTTTTAGCTAGAAAAGCAGCAAAGTTAGTTATTCCAATACCTAAAGATCTACGGTTCTTAGTAAAATTTTCTCCAGCTAAAATTGGATAATCTTGATAATCAATGATGGATTCTAACATTTTTACAGCCATGCAGCAAGCATTTTCTATACTTTCATCACTATTTAATTCTAACAGATTAAGTGCTGATAAAATGCAGATTCCGATCTCACCCTCTTTATCATCAATAGATGAAATAGGTTTTGTTGGATGAATAATTTCTTGACATAGATTACTCATATATACAGGGGCGTCCCAAGACCCATGCTCATTAGCATTATCTATATTCATCACGTAGATACGCCCAGTTTCTAGTCTTTCTTTAGTAAATATTTCTGCTAATTTTCTAGCATTAATCTTTTTCTTCATTTTGATTTGGCGACTATTCTCATACTTTTCATATAGCTTTTTAAAGTCTTCATTATTATTCATTGAGCTATAAAGACCGCCTGTTTCTTCTGGACTAAAAAGCGTAATGTCTTCATTTTTGATGAATCGTTCATAGAACAATTTATTAAACTGAATTGAGTAATCTAGCTTACGCACTCTATTATCGTCAGTTCCAGCATTGTTTTTTAGAACGATAATGTCCTCAATTTCATAATGCCAAAATGGCACATGTACTGTAGCTGAACCGCCACGTATTCCATTCTGGCTTGTTGCCTTTACGGTAGACTCAAAGATTTTCAGATAAGGAATTAATCCAGTGTGTATTACTTCTCCACCACGAATTTCTGAGTTGATTGGTCTAACTCTTCCAATATTTAGACCTATGCCAGCCCTACGTGCCGTGTACTTTCCAACTGCGTGTACGCTAGAAAAAATAGAAGCAAGATTGTCTTCTACATCTACTAAAACACAGCTAGCAAACTGCTTAATCTTTGTTCTTACGCCAGCCATGATCGGTGTGGGTAAGTTAATCTTGAATGTAGAAAAACACTCATATGCCTCTTTAACTTCGTCTACAGAATCAAAAAGAGCCATTGCTATACACACGTAAGCAAACTGTGGGGTTTCATACATCTTTCCAGTAATTCTATTCTTGACAAGATATTTGTCAATTAACTGCTGCAACCCAGCATATGTAAAAAGATAATCTCTATTGTGATCAATGCACTGTTCAATTGAGACTATATCTTCCTTTGTCCATTTACTTAATAAGTTATCGTCGTATACTGCATACTCAATATTCTTTTTAATATGATCACATAGTGGGGGCGGGCAATCATACTTATCCCACAAATCTTTTCTTAAAGACATATTCAATAGTCTTGATGCCACATATTGATAATTTGGATTTTGCGGGGATGTTAAATCATTTGCTGACTTAATAAGAATCTGATGTATCTCTTTAGTAGTAATGCCATCTCTGATAGATAGATTAGCATTCATCTCTATTTCTGACAAAGATACGTTATTTAAGCCGCGAATCGCCCAATCTACAACCTTGTGAATCTTTTCCACATTATATATTTCAATATTTCCATTACGCTTAGTTACATTCATTATTTATCCTATGTTTTATTCAACTATATAATCTACTTAAAATTTTCGCAACAACCCACTTAATAATCATCGGAAGTGCTATGTAAATAAATAGCCAAGTTAGTATGACTGAGCCATACTCTTTTTCAAGTTCTTTATGTACGTTTTCTTCTACGAATGAATAGCACTCTCTTTTTAGCTTTCTTCGCGTCTTGATATCAGCATTACTAAAATCTACACCAGACGATTGACATATTGTAGCCCACTCATTAGCAAATTGCAAGCACATCTTTGCGACTTCACGATCTTGCTTGTTTCCATACTTATTATCAATTTCTAAATACATTGGATCAAGACTTACACATTGATCACATTCACTGAAAACCTTGTCGTATGAAAATCTAATAATTGGAAAATATTTAAACTTTATGTAACCGCCAGTAGTTTCTAAACATATTTGTTCAACATTAACAGATAGTGTTATAATCTTTTTTATAGATGCTTTAGGAGTATTGCCATTGAAGGTAATAAGAATATTATTGTCTTTGGTTTCTATTTTAGTATCTAGTGGCGTATTGCACTTAATATTAAATCCATTCAATATGAATCCATTTGGTGAAAATATACTATTTAAAGCAGACTTTAATTCTTCTGGCTTCATATCATTTCCTTTGTATTAGAACCCAAGCAACGCCATCAAAATATGCGCTGACTGTATTTTTTTCTTCTTCTGTTAATATGTGATTCTCGTCAGTCAATAGTTCTTTTAATAAGTCGGTAATGTTTGTAGACAACCCGCTATATTTATTGACTAAAGAATCTTGAAAAAATATTTTACCAGCTAATGTATATACGTCGTTTACTTGTTGATTATTTGTTTTCCAGGTTTTTATCCTGTTCGCAAAATCATTATTAAATATAGCTATCTTTGCTCTATCAGTTGGGTCTGTAATTAAGTTAGAGAAAACTTGTACTCTAGCTATAATACTATCAGTTGGCCTATCTATATTTAGTATTGCTACAGGCTTTGGCTCTGGTGATGGTTTTGGTATGATGTTCTTTAAAACGTCTGACAATCCACCCCCAAAAAGAGCATACAAAATAAGCACTAATGCAATGAGATTCTTATACATTTTCTTCCTCTTTATTCAACAGTGGAAAAGTCTCATCTAGCTTTATTACCGCATCTTTTAAATTTGCTTGTTCGCACTTATCTCTTAGGATATGCCATAAATTAACAATTTCAATAAAAGTGTCTGTTTTACCCTTTAGTTTTTGTGATAAAAATTGGTATGCAGACATTAAGTTTACGCTTGATAGCATCAATAATATGGCAGCTAAAACAGCAACAGTTCTTAAAATATTATCAATATTCATTTGTTCTCCAGTATTATAAGTGGCTTAAATTTTAAATCTTTTTCCTTGAGTATTTGTTTGTTTACTCCATGATATTGACATGGGGTTTTATGACCGTCTCCATGTACTATTATACCCGTACCCTTACAAATACATTTTGCTGGATCTGGATCTTCCATAGGTATTACAACTACTGGAGGTTTAGGTACAATAAATATTTTAGCTTCTGCCTCATCGAAAGCCTTTTTGGATTGTAGCTTCCAATCTTCTACATAGTTTTTGTACATATCAGTAATATCTTTTGTTTCAAGATTATAGCAAGTGCGATCTTGCAAAGTCATATTAAAACATGAAAATATTAAACTGATACCTATTAGAGAAAATAGCAATATATCTTTTTTTTTCATTATTCGTCCTCGTTTGATTTTGCAATAAATAAATATTGTAGTTCTTGTATTCCAGAATCGCTTGTCAGACCGCTAAGAGCAACGCCGTTTGGTAGAGTTGTATATATTGGGCTGAATATTAAGCCACCATCAACTCTATTAGTACCTAGAACACCGCTTCTCAACGGTAAGCCACTACCTTGTTGTAATACAGAATATTCCACATAATCATTTGCGTTTATAGAAAATCCATATGTAGTATTTTGAATAGCAATTACTTCTTCTTTAATCCCACTTTCGGATGATGAGAATGATGTGTTTCTAAATACACCGCTTTGTTCTAAGCGGTCAAAAATAATAGAATCAAGCAAACTCGTAACTCCAGCAAATGTTTCTGATGCTTGAGCTAAAGTTCCACTTCCAGCAGTATTTGTTATTGTCGTATTAAAATTTGTTTTTCTACAAGCAATCGGGCCTAAAAATCCAGAAGGGGATAATCCATCTTCACAATCTATAATGTATATGTCATCTATGAGTGTTGAGTATGTCTGGCTATGTGGGTGTATACTAGGATAAAATTTCATTTGACCAAAAGCAATATTTGATAAAGTTCTACTTCTTGGTTGATAATTAGTTACCGATGCTGTAACTGAGTAATTCCAAATGCTATTGGTATATCCTCCAATTTTTGTGCCTTTTCTTATTGGTAATTTAAGTCTTAAGTAACCTATATCATTTTCACCGTCACTATAAAAACCGCCGCCACGATTGTCACTGCTGTATAAAATATCGTTAATATAACCAAAAGATTTACTAAAATCACCTACATTTCCAGTGAAATCTATCATTCCATCTTGTAATACAGTAAAACTATTACCACCACCAGATACAGTTGCGGGATTTGAAATAGTGCCACTCTGGGCAACGCCAGAAACAAGCGGTAAACCAGACATGAATGGCCCAAAAGATCCGTCTATCTTTCTGCTGGTTTCATTTCTATTGATTCTGATCTTAAATTGTTCTCTATTATTTCTTAAATCAAATTCAATTTCTATATAGTTCCAATAATTAAAATACAATCTGTTATTTGTGTTTGGTGTTATTGTTAAAATTGGTGCTATTAAATCGTTATAATTTCCTTGGTTAGCATGACCATTAAAAAAACTTGTGTTTAAAGAATTGGATACGAGTGATGGTGTTACACTTCCTGCTAAATTTTTAGGATTTCCATTTTGATCAAACAAATTGCTGCCATCGCCTTGAAAAGCTGCTGTATTAGTTTGTATGTTAAATAAAGTTATTCCGTATGGAGTAATGATATTATACATATCTGTTCTATTAGTAGCAAACAGAGTGCTAGAGTTATAATGGGATAATATTACTTGTCCACTAGTATTGAGCGATAATACTAATCCTGGTAAATAATTACTATCTGTTAACAAAGCTATAGGCGCAAATTCTAATTCATTACCTAAAGCACCATATGTTCCACTGCTTGGTAAAGCAGGAAATATAGAAAATCCTATTATTCCATGTTCAATATTTTTTTTGAACGGAACATTAGCTAAAGGCGTGAAGTACTTATTAAGATTGTAACGAGAAGGGTCACTTTCATTACTATTAATTGAAGCGTATAGTGATGATGATGCTGTATCTACTTTGAGAAATTTTAAATTGGGTAAATTATTTTTATTACTAACATTTTGGCCATACAATAAAGTAGAACTCGTCACAGATATAGGAAGATTTGATGTGCCTGGAAATAAATTTCCAGTAGGCATATTAAGTAATCTACCAACATCTTTATAAGATGAATATCCCTCAAAACCTTCAAAATTTGTTAAACCCATTTTATCTCCTAATTATGCGCCAACAATTGTTGTAACGTCATCAAACCTATTAGTTAATTTGTTTTCCAAGTTATTATATGTAATACTCGTCTCAAAAACTGAGTCAATTTTTTTATATGAACCTGTTGGTAGGCATGAAACAATAATAGTAGCATTACTACTAACTTCATTACCAGCTACTACGTTTGTGCATACATCTGTGGTTGTAATTGCCATATTGTGCCTTTCTTAAAAGACTGTATTTATAGTCCAGTTTACTTTGCGTGGTGGAAAACCATCAACATCGCTAAATACCCAAGAGCCATTACCGGAAAGCATTTCTGCTGCATCTTTTTCTCTAATCCAAAAACTGCCATCTGGTTGATCATGTCTTTTAGGGCCATTATTCCAAATTCCCCACGAATTTTGTACCAAGAATAAAGTTTCTTTGTAAATCTCATGAGTATCGTCCATGCCCACCCAAGCCATCGCGTGCGCCCAAGACCCAGAGCGTGAAGCAATACCATGCTTATCTCTGCGACTAGAAAAGCCAGACATAGAACATACACTAATACCATAACCATTAGCAATAGCGTCTCTTGCTTGCTCTATTGTGCTAATGAGTGAGATTGTTTTTACTGGATTCTTTTTTGCTTCATTAATTAATTCTTGTGGAATTCCAGTTCTACCCCATTTGCCCCCAATACCAGAGTATGTAGATAAGTCTATATCTCCATACGCTTTACGTATTAATAATCCGCCCACTTTATTAACAAATCGTGCGGCTACAGAGCATGACATTCCTTCTCCACCATGACCTCTAGAGCCATAAATGGCTTCCACGGCACCCCTAGCGATAAATTCTTCTCTATCCCCATTAACTATTTCGCAAGAGCGCGTTACATCTACAGCGTTTCGTGTTGAATGGCTAACACAATTATGTGCCACACACCCATTAGCAAGAAATGCGTGTTCTTTGCAGGCCACTCCAATGTCATATACAGTATGTGGTCCCTCTTTAATCTCAATTTTGCGTACTCTAATAAATAGCTGATTATCTTGTTTAATAGAATAATTTTTCTTTTTATGAAGAATATTTGTTACTCTATAAGACTGCTTACCATTTGCATAAGCTCCCTTTTTTGATCTATGAAACTTATTAATAGTTGGTAAAAATCCGTTAGCAAGATATGAATAATAAACACCATACGCTAATGATTTTGAAGACGAGTTAAACATATATCCTTCAGCATTACTCGTAGTAAACCCGTCAGAATCAATAAGTCCAGATATTACGTCTAAATTGCCAATAGCCCAGTTGGGGAATACTTTATTTTTAGAATTGTCGTAGCAAACTGATCTTAAAAAGGTTGATAATTCTCTGGAAGAACATCGTAATCGAAAAGCCGTTGTTGTTTTGGTTTTCCCGCTATAATATTCTTTTCGTGGATTAAGACCAACAATCTTTAAGAATGAGAAACATCGTTCATATAGCTTCTCTTGATGCTCTGCAAATGTTATTTCTAAATTAGTTGCATTGCACCATCCATCCCCCAAGAAATATCCTAAAAACCAACCAAAATCATGTGCGGCAGTGAACTTGTTATCTGGCACACTCTCACAAATTTCTAGCGAGGTAGGAGTGATAACATAGTCACCAACACGAACATCTTGTGCTGCCACCCAGTGTTTTACCAGCGTTTTAGTCGCCACATTACCACTATCGCCTGTTTCTTTTCTTCCTATTAAAACCTTATGATCTGAAGTTACGGATAACGGTACGCTTCCCAATGTATGTATAGTAACTAGTTGGTTGTGTGATAACTTAACTTGCTTACTAATAACTGTAGTAATTTTACCATTACTATCATATACTTTATCGCCTATTTCCACATCTTTAATAGCTTTACAGTATTTGCTAATAACAATAGAGTCTTCGTGGAAACAATCTCCTTGAACTTGTTTTTCAGATGGTCCAAAATTAGGATCAAATGTTAACAAGTTTTTGAATGGTAGAGACAATTTACCCTTTCCACTTCCATAAAGATTATATGCAGCGGCACCGAATAATGGATGTGGAAGTTCTCCTAAAAGCTTATCTGTATCCTTGGGATCACACCATGAACCCATGAATCCTTCACGATAAGCTTTTAAAAGATCGCTTGGCTTATTAAAAATATCGCTCATTTTGGGCCTTTTATCCACTTAACAACAGTATCTAGAAGTAAAGTAACAACTGGTACTAACAAGACTCCAGTTGAACCCCAATCTAAAGTGTTGATATGTTCCATTAAGTACGTTAATACTGAACCAGCCCCAACTAGTAAGGCGTCTTTGCCTAAATTAACTAAATCATTTGCATTTAAAGAAAACCTGTGTGATTGTTCCTGTTTCATATTGTTACCTCTTATGTTTCGGATACGCTTACTAAAAACCCACCATGTTCTTCATCACTAATTTTATAGGGATAACCAATTAATCTTAACTTTTTTCCATCTAAAGTGCGTGTTACTTTATTAAACCTTCTATTCATTTCTATGCAAGATTTAAATTCTTGCAACACACTATTTCTATCTTCTTCATTTACTATATTTATCCAATCGTATCCCTCTAAGAATAGATTATTGTCACCTATAAACTTATGAAGATGCATATTATTCCATATTAATCTTCCTTCGTGATCTGTTTCAAACAATGCCATTTCATTATAGTGCATATAAGCTCTTGTTCTTTGCTCTATAATTCTCTGTCTGTTATCTATTACTTTACATATTTTTTTGAGTTCGATAATAGAATCTTTTAGACTATTACCACCATTGGTCATTAATTCTTTACGTAATTCTTTGACTGACTCAGTAAAAAGATCTTGATTTTTGACCAATTTTAGTACAGGTCTAAGAAATTTTATCCATAGCAGACTACCAAGTGTGAATAATCCACCGATTATAGTTAAAAAAATAGTTATATATTCTGGATCAAAATTGAGCATATAGTACTCCTAAGTATCTTAGCCCCCCGTAGGGGGCTAGGATTTATAAGATATTAAGCTTCGTAAGAATCTTGGGCTTTGTAAGTTGTACTAAATGGCTTTGCTAAACCACCAAAATGATAAGTTAATTCACCGGGAACTGCTCTAGTTGGACTTGCAGCGTCATCCGTAGCTGCTGTAGAACCATTCTTTTGAACAAACGTTGAACTAACACCAGCATTTGCTCCGCGTGTTCTTCCCGGCACAATTCCACTGGAAGGTGGTGCCAAGAGATCAAACTTAGTAGTTGCATATTCACCAACTCTCATTGTCTTAACGGTCTTATGTATATTATCACGACTTACTCCAGCATAATGTGAGCCTGGAATATTTAATAGATTACTGTCTACATTATTAATCTTTGAAGATGCTTCGCCAGCAGTCTTCAGTAGAAAATTTCTTTCGCCAGTTCTTGCGTTTGGAAAATAAGCGAATGTACCACTTGTTTTTGCCTTTGTTACGCCAGCTGGATCTGAATATCCATCACTTACAGCGTTATTCTGTAATACTTTGGAACCATAGTCATTTGATTGAGTTAGTTCATTTAGGTTAACATTTTTTGTAATGGGTGTACCAGCTTCTACTGTGCCACCATTCACAACTGTGCCACCATTGTTTTTGACTGCGTTTGCGGACTTTGCCTTTGTTGTAGCCATATTATTTCTCCATTATTCAAATATAGTTTATTCCTTATTTTCCTTGCAAAATCCAAACTCCTAATATTTAATACACTATCCTGCTAGTTTTTCTATTATCTTATTTATCTTTTTTCTTATCTTCTCCCTATTGGTATTCTTAGATAGTGCTATTTCATTGATGGTCATTCTTGATATAAATCTATCTACTAATAGGTGGAAATCTTCTTCATTTCCTAGTTCGTCTTTGAGTTCTAATATCTCTTGATTAAAGTAACTTTGGGGTATATTTTCATGCAGCTTTCCAGCAAACTTCTTGCCCTTATTATATATCTTGATCTCTTTCATACATTCTATAAATACCCCCTTGTATAAGAATGTAGTAAACTTCACGTTCTTAGACTCATCGAAGGATTGCATGGCTTTCCACAGTGCTGTAAGTTGGCATGAATAGATAATATCTTTATCTAATTGATTACTAAATCTCTGAGAAGACTTGTTCATAATCCTTACGTAATCCTTGTTTTTAGCAGCTTTTTCAAAATCTATATTTTCAACAGTTTTTTTCATTTTATTCCTCTATGAGTGTTTTTTCAATATTCTTTCTGACTTCTTTGAAATTAAACATGTGACCTATACCTATTAAAAACCTATATCTACTATAGATTTTTAGAAGTTCAATACCATCAATCTTATTGAGTTTATCCTTTATTGAATTAGTAATATCAAAGTTTGTGTGACCAATCCAACAATCGAAAGTGCTTATGACTTGTATATCATTAATAAGCTGTGGGGAAATTGGCATCATAATATTTTGATTCGACTCATCTATTTCTTCACTCTCTACATCTTCATCTTCATTTTCATCATCTATAAATCTATTAGACATTAGTTTCATCATAATGTTTTGTAAGAATGGAGAAGAAACTTGTTTATCTAAGTGGTCTTCATATTTTTGCCACCCAATGTTTTTTTTCATAAGGACTCCTTTATTTCATCATATCCGAAGGTTTTATACAAGGTTCGTCCTTTAGTTTGTCCTTTGCATACCTTTCTAGCTTTGACTGCTTTTGTTGGCTAATGTGACTAAGAATTCTAATTAATTTCTCTTCTTCACCATCTTTGAGCATAGCATTTTTAATAATATCTATTACTTGTAGATAGCAGTTTTCTCCATTCAATACATCTAGTAGTTTACATAAAGAATTTAATGTATTTTCATCATATTCTTCTAGAACAATATCAACAAAAGGCACAGAATCTTTATCTACATAAAATGTAATAGCAACTATGCCACTTTCCTCTTTTGCTACAGTCTCTATTTTTTCTTGCTCAGTTTTTTTGAGCCATTTATCTATGAATTCTTTAAACATATTTTTCTATCTTTTCAACAGAGTTATTCCACGTAAATTCATTCGATGTATCTATTCCAGCAATATTTACACCCAATGAGCCATTTTGTTTTTGGTTATGAATATTTCTCATGTGATATACGCATTGTTCTATTTGATCATCACCTATATTAGCCCAATTACCTTGATTAAAAAACCACTTATTATCAAAGGCTTTTTCTAGTGACATTATATTGATAAGTAAACTATTAGCATTATTACAGAATTCTGTGTGTGCTGAATAATTTGTAGCTATCACATGTTTTCCACAAGCCATTACCTCCAATACTTCTAAATTCCAGCCTTCTGCCCTAGATGGAAAAACGCCACAATCAATTTGAGATATAGTATTATACACTTCTTGTTGAGTATTCTTTTTTGGTATAAACCTTATCTTACTACCCAGCTTTGTATTTATATACTTTCTTTGCCACTCTTTCGTCTCTTCGTCTGATAGAAATGGGTTGCTATTCATCATCCATAGCTCTACATTATCATTTACTTCAAAGGCTTTATTAAAAATTGCTGGAAGTACGTCGTGTCCTTTTCTTATTTCCCACTTCCCGCAATTAAAAAATACAGTTTTTGGATTATTGTTAGGTTCACATGGTTTGAAAATATTTTGATCTACTCCAAGTGGAACTACATGTATTTCTTTATTTATATTGTTATTAAGTAAAACATCTTTTGCCCACTTTGAGCAAACGAATATTTTATCTGGATAAGAAAGGTGATGCCTTTCTAAAGGATCAAGAGTATCAAGTTCAAATATTGGAAATCCTATATGGCTACCGCGACCAACAAATTGGGCCATATCGTTTTGATGCCATATCCTAATGCAAGGGGCGTTATAATCGAAAAATTTACTGTTTTTTATACATTCAGAGATTATGTCAGCGTCTTCTTGATTGGTGACTTGCGGTTGCCCTATGACAAACAATGACACTTTATTATTTTTATGTAGTGACTTTGTAATATTGAGAGCAGTAATGCCATAACCAAGTTGATTTATGGGGCCAATAATATTGAAGTTCATAGTTTACCTATTATATATTGTTTAAAAAAGAACCATCTATTAAGATTAGAAGTGTCTTGTATAGTGTCTATATGCTTAAGATAGTTTAGTAATTCTTCCATTGTGCCAAAGATGTGTTCGTGTGGCAACATAAAAAACAACCAGTTTGGAGCATGTTTTTTACCTTGTTCACACCAAATTAAAACTGGCTTTTTTTGCCTGTTTGCAGTAACAATTTCTTCATATGTTCCACAGGCATGAATAGAGATATCAATGTGGCAGACTATGAAATCTGATATATCCACACACCGTAGATCTGCATTTCTAATATTTCCATATGTTTGTCTTATTGTGTCATATTGTTCTAAGTTTTTGAGATTATCAATATTCTTGCGAGTCTCTTCGTCTTCTATTACTGAATAAATTGGTTTACTACAAGGGTTAATAACATTTACATTCATTTTCTCAAGAAGTGGAGTTATCTTCTCTCTCCACTGTATACCACCGTCTGGCACTCTATCCATAGCACCAACCAGATATGTTCTCATTCCTTGCAGATTATTTATCAAATCCATTATCTATACTCCACCATACTTTGTTAATACCTAAAGACTTAATTATCTCATCGCATCTTTCACACGGCTTGCTACATCGTAAAGCCCCACGCTTATTTAATCTAACTATAACTAATTTGATTGTGTTGTCTATATAGTATCTTCCCCAAAGTTTAGAAATAACATCCGTTTCTGCGTGAAGGTATGGGTAGTCTGTTGCTTCGTTTAAAAATCTTTTAGAAAGCATCAATGCTTGAGTATGGGTCTTCTCAGGATTATTTTGTCCTATTCCCAATAACTTGTTTTTCTTATAGGCGAATGCAAAGTGAAAAAACTTGTTTTTAGTATTTCTTGACTCTTTAGCTTTTGGGAGCAAATCTAATGCAATATTATATGATTGTTCAATTATATTCATTTTTTAGGTACTATTAGTGCAATTTGTAGAAATTCTTGTACAGTTTTAATGTCAACCTTATTGAAAGTAGAGTTTACTACATATGTAGCTTCTTTCTTCTTCATACCAAGAGCAATTAGAGAATCGTAGCAATCTTGCTGTAAAGCGTTGTAGCCTATTGCGACCTTTTTTGCTACTTTTTTTACTTGCTCTATTTCTTTCTCCTGCTTTATGGGCTTGACGGGCTTGGGAGTCCTTATGGGATGGTGCGACTCTTTATGCTTGTGTTTCTTTGGTTGGACAGTTTGGCAAGGATGACTTACAGTATTTTGTTGTTGACTGTTATCATAAATATATCCTAATTCATATACATCACTAAAACCTTTAACATTTGGGTTCTGACTATATTTAACAAAATTGTATAATGTGTACAAAATAAAAACAGAAGCTAGGAATTGAGTCAATCCCTCAAATGGTTGTTGGTGCATAAAAAGTATCCTCGCTTGCATTATACCAGAGTATCGTCATTTGTCAAGCATCGCCTTTAAACAAAACAATCCACCCCCACCGATTGATAGGGATGGATTGCGTTGCTAAACTAAAACAATCATTCTTCTACGGAACTATCTTCGCTAGTAACTGTTGAATTATTAGCTGGACCAAGAGAAATATCATCTGCCATTACGCAGACAGAATTTCTAGGATTACCATTCTTATCTTGATAATCCTCTACCTTGATCTTACCTTGAACGCCAACCAATCTACCCTTAGTCAGATGAGTCTTTAAAGATTCAGCCATCTTACCAAAACATAGGACGTTTAGATATAGAGTTTCATCGTTTCTACGATCATTAACAGCCATTCTAAACTTTGCCATAGATGTACCCTTTTGGGTAACATTAAAATCGGCATCCTTAGTTAATCTTCCACAACCAAGCCAAGTATTAATATTCATCAGACCTCCAATGTAGAGCGAATACGACCTCTAACTACTTGAATATTACCATGATTAAAACTGCCAAGAGTGGCACTGTAAATTGAACGAGCTTCATGACGCGACAAACCTAGGAAGCTAGCTGCAAACTCAGTACCCTCTCTTGTGTTGTCAAATAATCCAAAACCAGACTTGTGAGCAAGAGCGGTGATTGGATTAAGTGTAAAACCGCGTAGTGGGCCACTTTGAATTGTGGCTAATACCTTCTTGTTATTGACTGACCACTTGTATGATCCAGCAATATTATAAAGACGATCCAAAAAATCTGATGTGTTCATATCTATCTCCTTTTGCTTTTTAAAATTATTCACTTACTACATTACCTTACTAATCATTTCATTAGAAAGTTCTGATTGACAGTCTTTCAAATAATTACTGAGTTTTACAATTTCTGTTTCTATCATATTTTTTTGTGCCTGTAGTTCAATGATTTTCTGTTTTACATTTTCTACATGAGCTTCTGCCATAGCTAATATTGACATTTTTTTTCCTTATGAATATGTTAAATAGTCTAATACTTCTTCGTGCGTCCAATTTCTATTATACGCTCCATCGGTCGATAATTCTGCTAATTCAATATAATCATGTTCTAATTTGAATATTAGTTCGGCTAATATAACATCATTATGACTAACAAAACAATCATTAACTAATTTTCGTATCGACTCAAGCCTTACCTCTTTATTATACTCCATCGTAGTACTCCATGACAATGTTGGCTTCTTTGAAAAGATGTCTAGTTATTTTAAAATCTTCTTCCCACCTGTCAATAGTATTTACTAAAGAAACAACTCTCTTAATACCAGATTGAATTATTAGCCCAGCACATCTTGGGCATGGCTCAAACGGTATAGTATATAAAGTACAACCTTTTAATGATCTATTAGCGAATAATATAGCATTTATCTCACCATGCACTATTATTTTGTATTTTGTGTCTCTATCATTTAACCGTTCATCATCTTCTATTTTCTGAGGAAATCCATTATATCCTACAGAAACTATACGATTATCTTCATCAACAATAACAGCCCCTACTTGAGTGGACGGGTCTTTTGACCATGATCCTACTAGTTTGGCTAAAACTAAAAACCTATGATCCCAACTTTGAATACTCATACCATAATAATCCTAAATTGGCAAAAACATATCCAGCCCACATTACACCATGCGGATGATCCTTTTGGGCGAAACAACTAATACATGTGAATAAATAGCACATTGTTGATATTATTATTGCAGATATAGCCACTTAAACGCCTAAAGTTGGATTCTTATTATTGTGTAATGTATTAACTATGCAAAATTCTGCACACCTTGGCATATTCTTAATAGAATCTGATCCTATGTAGCAGCAGCATGATCTTATGCCACCTAAAAGTTCTTGAATAACTTGTTTTAGTTCTCCTTTATATTTTACCACAATTTTAGTACCTTCGCTTGCTCTGTAATTTTTGATATTTTTTTCGTATGTATCTTGAGCTACGTGGGTACTCATACCATAATATGTGAATTTTACTTTTCTTTTATCTGTGTCATATCCTGGGTCTATTGGTTGCCACCAATCAAATGTTTCCTTGTAATTATCTATATCTTTTGTAATTTTCATTCTAGATTTATACTCGTACTCCCATTCACCTTCACATTCTTCTGTTCCAGCAAAGTATCCACCTAGCATTACAAAGTCTGCACCAGCACAAAGAGCTTTTGCTACATCTCCAGAGTTTTTATGCCCACCGTCAGAACATACGAGGCCCAGTTTTTTAATTCCACTCTGTAGCCCATGAGCAACGTATGAATTTTCTAAACAGGCAGACAATTGAGGTATGCCGCATCCAGTGACGAATCTTGTGCTACACGCAGACCCTCCACCGATACCAACTTTTACAATATCAACCCCTCCATAGATCAATAACTCTTGTGTTGATGATAGATTAGTAACATTGCCCGCTATTATAATTGATTCTGGAAAATTATCTCTTACCTTCTTGCAATATTTAACAAATACATCCATATGCCCATTAGGAACATCTATACATATATTTGGTTGCTTACCAAGCTTTTCCTTTATCTCTAACAGATGATTGATTTCACTGTTTTTATAACCAATGGATACAAAAGTATAATCTAAATTGTCTGGACATTGCTGAAAATATTTTACAATATCATCAACTTTATGATACTTGTGTAGACATGCTATCATTTTATATCGTGCCAAAGTTTTTGCAATATTAAAACTACAAAAACTCATATTGGCACAAATAATTGGTATTCCTGTCCAAAATTTAGGACTGTGATAAAATTGAAGAGTTTTTTCAAGTTGAATTTCTGATCGACTAGTTAAAGTAGACCTTTGTGGCACTATCAAAACATCATCAAAGTCTAGCTTTGTTTCTTGTATAATTTTCATGTAATCTCCATAATATATGAGCAATGGGGTATTTCTACCCCACTACCCATTAATCAATCAGACGTTTACTAGTTCTCTCTTCTTAAGAACTTTATTTACACGCTCAAGTTTTGCTGTTACTTCAACAACCCACTCACGATTACGCTTCTTGAGATTTTCATGTGTGATATCATCTTTAGTCATATGAACCACAGTCTTGAACAAATCTTCAAATTCACTAACAACCTCGTATCGGCAACAACGAAGCTTTTGGAATCGATGGTCGCTTGGAACACTTACAACGTCGCGTGGATTTACCTTGCAAATCATAAGCTTATTACCACTACCACCTTCATCATCATCAAGATCAATTCCACCATAGGACTTAGCATAATCAAATGCTCCAACGTGCAAACCTTTTCCGCAACCGTTATTACGATTACTA